AAAAGTGGCTTCCCGTGCTTCTCAACATAGTTAAATAAGACTAACGTATTACCTTTTTGATCCACCGCCAAATTTCTAATAAAGTTATTGCGTTTCTCGTTAGACACAATCCATTCGATTTCTTCTTGATATGTTCTTTTTCCAAAGTCTTCTCTAGATTCTTGGTCATAATCCAATACAATCCTTTTAATATTGAGTTGTGCTAGAGTGTCATTATCCTGAAGTGCTTTCGTAGTTGTAACTTTATATATCTTACCAAATAAGCCTTGAAGTACAAGTTCATGTGTTTGTGTTCCATCGAGTGTTCCTGTAGTACCAAATCTATATGCAGCTTCTGTGCACTTATTCATAATTTGCATTAATGATTTAGACTTAAATCCATGGCACTCATCTCCAACAATCATACCAAATTGTTGAAACCATGCTTTTGGTAATTTATAAATTGATTGCCATGTAGAAATAATAATAGGGCAACTAGTATCTTTATCTTTACCAGAATAAATTTTGTGGCTTAATCCCTTTGGCATGCCGTAAGACACAAAATCATTATCCATTTGTTCTACTAAAGATGTTGTAGGAACAATTACAAGCACCTTTTGTTTTTTCTCAGCATATTTCATTAAAAAATAACTAGCTAAAGAATAAATTATTAAAGATTTACCTGAACCAGTTGGAGATAACAATATTGCTCTTTTTCTTCGAAGACCTTCCATTACAGCTAAATACTGATATTCGCGAATTTTAAATGGTAAATTTAACCGATCAATAAAAGATAATAACTCTTTAGCATTAGGTCTTTCTTCAGAATAAACTGGACCATATTTTTCTGAAACAACTGGTACTATATTATAGCCCCGCGTTTCACCGAATTTAAGTAAATGGTATATTAAACCAGCAGGCAATTCATTACTATTAGTGTCAAACAGTCGGATTTTTCCATCCCATATACGCCGTTTAAAGGCAGGCATATATTGATAACCAGGAACAAAGAAAGAAAAAAACTCTTTTAGCTCTGCGGCTTGTCCGAAATTGCACTCAATATAAAGATTAGCATGATCTAGTTTCCAGATTCGAATTGTTTCCATCGTATAATGTTGCTTATCGTTTGGTGGCGCCAATTAAGATTTCCTACTATTTCTTGAAGTGTTTCGGTTATAGTTTTCCAATACTGAATTAGCTCTTCACTTTTTTGAATTTCTGGATCTGAATCGTAATAGTGATCCATATCCCCTTTCATAATTTTTAATCCATTAAATGGATCTGGGTCCCACCCATGTTCTTCCATCTCTTCCTGAGACATCTTACCATTATACCAAAGCCACTTATATTTTAATAGTGTCTTTTGTCGCATTTCACTTTTCTTCAACTTAATTTTAGCTTGTGCTAAAAGTTGTAGATATTTTGCATGCAGTTGAGGGGTATCACGGGAAGATTCATCAAGCTTAGCGTTATTAATTCGTGAGTCTTCTGCCCACATGTCGAGAATAGTCTCAAGCTCTTTCATAATATAACTCCATTGTATAGGATTATCTATATAAATTCAAAATACGTAAATCTGAACGAAACTGTAAATGTTATAAATTCTGTACCACTTGCGGTAGATTCAAATTGAATATCACCTAATGCTGTTGGGCAACATTCTAAATATTTTACTTGTTTAGTTGTATTGTTTTGGCTTGATAAAATAGATAAAGTAATATCTGAATAAGTTGGAGCGCTACTAGCATTTCTATCTAGTGCTGATACTGGTAGATTATCAACTACTCTACGAATCCAAGCATACATTTCATTATATGCTGTCATATCTTCATCTAAAATAATATTAGCAGATAGCTCATTAAATGTTAGTGAACCACCAACGATTGGTACCCCTTGAATTTTTCTAAAAGGTACTTCGGATGGATTTAAAATCATACCAGGATGAGTAACTGTTTGCGCAAAATATTCTAAGTTTGGATAGTTCTCGCGATCAATTACTAGTTTATAACTGGTAGGTTGTAAGTAATTTAAATTTGTAGTTAATGCCATTCTAGTATCTCCAATACAATACTATTTATATCAATTATAAACCATTATTTAAGCAAAAAAAGAGAGCCCCGAAGGGCTCTCTAAGTAAGCATTAATATTATTATTATTACAGTGTCTTATGCGAGGATATTGTCTACGCGGAAGATTCTGTAGTACTGGTTTGAACGATCGGCAGCCAAACCAGAAGCAGGAGACGAACCAACGAATGGGTTTGAAGCCATACCGTAGCGAGTCTTAAAGCCAATCTTAGGCTGGAAAGTATCTTCACCAACCGCACGTACCATTGTTAATGGAACGTATGGGCAATAGAAGAGACCTGCGTCATATGGGTTAGTACCCTTATAACCAACGTTGATGTAATCAGCAGTTGCATATGGATCAATGTAAACCCGTGTGCGACCATTAAGAACACCAGCGAATGTGTTACCAGTATCGTCAACGTTCAAGTTAGTTGCCATTGCTGGATTATAGTCAAGCATACCAGAAGCAGCAAGAGCAGAAGCAACATCTGAAGAACAGATGATGAAGTTACCTTTACCACGACGAGTTTCTTTAGCAATTACGTTAGACTCACGCTCGATCTGAAGGATCAGACCTTTGAACTTCTCAACAGACCAACGTCCATCAGCATCAGTTGCAAGATCGAAGATACCAGCAGTCTGGATACCAGCCTGGCGTGAACCAATCTTAGCTTGAGCATTGATAGTGCGAATAACTTCGCGGTTGATTTCAGCCAAGATCTCAGTTGAGAGAATGTTAGCCAATTCTGTTTCAGCATCCAAGCCATGAATAGCTTTAAGATCCTGAGCGAGTTCCAAGGTGTACTCAGCTTTCAATGCCCGGCTTTTCGCAGTCACTGTAGCTTTTTCGATGGTGAAGCCCATTTGAGCAAAATCTTCGCCACCTGATACGCCAAGAGCTTCTGCTTCTGAAGTCTCATACGCATCGCCTTTATAAGGAACGTAGGTTGAACCTGAATCAACAATAGATGAATCAGTATCTGTATCAGTTGCACCAGCCAAACCTGATGGTCCGCGTGAACCGTTACCAGTTGTTGCTGAGTCACCTGAGTAACCAACAGCTGCTTCGTTAAAGAGAGCTTCGCTGCCTGCTGATACGCCGGCTTTTGACTTCTGGTAAGTTGACTTCATTGCGAAGATCAAACCAGTTGGACCAGTCATTGGCTGTACACCACAAACGTCGTATGCCATAAGGTTAGGCATTGCACGTCTTACAAGTGCAATCAGAACTGGGTTCCAGTTTGCACCAGTTGTGCCATGAGCTGCACCAGTTACAGATGCATTTGTGTTATCTTCATGAAGCATACCTTCTTCGCGAAGTGCACGCTCTTGGTTTTCGAGAACCGCTGCAGTAACTGCACGGCGATGGCTGTCTTTAATAGAACCGGCTGTCTCTTCGTTAAGAACTGGAGACCACTTTTCTACAAGACGATCGTAAGAAATAGTGTTATTCATTTTAGTGACACTCCTTATTTAGATGTCTTTTTAATAGCTGACAGATATGAATTCATAACATCAGAAGATTCGACTTCATAAGCACCTTCTTCGTCAATTACTTCTTCTGCAACTGTCGTTGATTTATTGAAATAAGATTCTTTTACTGTTGCTACTTTGGCTGCAAATACATCTGCAGTATCAAAATCAACATCAGCTACAAGAGACTTAAGTTTTTCGACTTGAGTTTCTGCAAGATCACGAGAAGCTTCACGAATGATTTGCTCCCGCTTAAGAACTTCCAGTTCCTCTGCCATCACGATGGCTTTACCAGTCTGAGCGTTAAGTTGCTCTTCGAGCTCACTAACTTCAGCTGCTAATTCGTCAACCAGGTCGACTTTAGACTCAGGTACTTCGATATAAGATTCTGTGAACAGATCTTTCAAAGAAGTCATAAACTTCTCAGCAATTTCAGTTCTCAGACCAGATTCGATAGCAACCTTATTGTCTTCCATCCATTGTTCGACAACATAGTTCAGGTATGAATCTACCTTCTCTACAAGATCTTGTTTTGTATTAGTTACTTCTTCAGCAATTTCTTCTTCGTATTTAGCTTCAAGACGATCAATCTCTTCTGCTAATTTAGATTTAATGGCTGCTTCGAAAATAACTTCAGCTTTAGATTTGAATTCTTCAGAAAGTGTAGCTTCTGATTGAACTAAAGCATTAAGGTCTTGTGAAAAATCAGCTTTATACGCGAAATCAGATTCTGCAATCTGCTCGCCTTCTACTGCTTCTACACCTTCGGCCTTATAGTTATACATTGCCGCAAGCTGTTCTCTGTTCATTGTCTGCATTTTGCCAACTGTAGCTGCAATTAAACCAGCTTTAGTCTTAGGCATTGGTTCTGCATTTTTAGCATCTTTTGCAGCACCCTTACCATTACGGCCAGCAACTGATGTAGCATCAGCAGCTTTATCCGCATCCGCAACAGATTGTGCTTCGGCGTTCTTCGGATCATGAGCTTCTTCCACAACTTCGTCCTCAACTTCGTCGTGGAGTTCTACGTCCTGATCAATTTCATACTTATCAGTCATAATTGACTCCTATTTATCTAATTTTGAGTAACGAGAGGAAATTTTTAAACTCACGAACCTGAGTCTCATAAAGATCAGATCGTGGAGCCTTTTTAATTTCAGTCTCCATTTTTTCAATTGTTTGTGCTTGAATAATACCGTTATTCCAAACCCATTCTACGCCTTCCATAATCCCATTAACGAAAGCAGACGGTGCAGATGGATCTTGTACTATATCAATTGCGTTAAGTAGGAAATCTTCTTTCACTACCATAGCGCCGTTTTGTTGCATCAAACTTCCCATACCACGAGTCGAAACACCCAGTCCGACGCCACCATCGAGTAGACCTTGAACGATCATACCCATAGGAGTGTCTAGTACTGAGGCCTTTCCCACAACATCGTTTCCTGACCAAGTCAAAGATTCGATTTTGTGTGAAACTTTATCAAGGTTAACTGTTGGACCCTCAGGGTGATTCAATTCACCAACAGCTCTACCTTTTGAAACTTGTACGTCGTTATATCTACCAATAGCTTTTTCCATTATAGCTTTGGGATAAATTCGACCATTTCTATTCTTTTGATCGGCCTGAGCAAAGATACCTTCGATGAAGTACTTTTTACCACCACCGGCCTTTGCCTCGGTAAGTACTTCTAAACTTTGATCAGTATATTCTGCAATAAGCTTCATAAGCTCAGCCCTTATATTGTTTAACGAATTCTAAACCAGCTTTCTCAGCCTCTTTCTGAGACTTATAAGAATCTAATGCTTCTCCATCGACATAGGTAATAAACTTACCTTTATCTAAATGAATCATGACCTGCACACCTTTGATTTTTTTATCAAAGACGTGTTTACCGGCCGGCATTTTTTGTTCTCTTAATTGTGAAAACTGTTTCATTTAAAATTACCTTCGTATATATTTATATGTTTTTTATTTTCTACTTAGAGGCTTTTTTACGAATTGTCTTCTTCATCTTCTTAGGCACCGGAATCTGATTCATCTGATTCTTCATCATCGGTTTCGAGTTCTTCTGTGGAGTCGGTCTCGACATTCTCATCTTCATTTTCCTCTGCATCTAAGTCATTATAAATTTGACCAGCCACTTCAATCTTTTTTTGGTCTAAAATATCATTTAATTTTACTGTCATCATATTATTAAATACTGAATTAGCTTTATTGTAATCTTGATCTAATGCATGTTGCACTAAATCTTCGATTGGATTTGGTATTACTTCACCGTCAATGTCTGACATAATTATTCCTCGTCACTTTGGTTTTGACCAGCTGCCTGGTCGTCTTGGGATTGCTTAGCCATATTTTCAATATCTTCATCTGAGAAATTAAGGACATTTTTCATAATCCATTCTCTAGAGAAATATTGATCTACATAATTATTAACCATATCAAGCGTTTGTAACTTTTCACGTAGAACTTCAAGATCTTTTAATTCTGTGAAATGGTTATCTCTAATATAGTCAACAATAATATCATTCTTCATGTTATTCCAATCATCTTCAGTAATAATACCTTTTAGTATTAGCTGAGTTTTTAGAATACCAGTGAATAATTGACTAAACTTCATACGAAGTCTATCAATAAACTTTTGGAATTTCAATTCATCGCGACTAATCTCTGTAGATCTACCAAGAGAGAATTGAGACTCTTGTTCTAAGCGACTAATTGGAACATTTAAAGAACGATATAATCTTTTTTGGAAATAAATAATATCATCAATCTGCCCAAGGTTTTCACCACCGGGTAAAGTTGAGATCTCAGTGCCTCGGCCGCCTTCGCGCCTTGGTAACCAAAAATCTTCAAGCAATGATTGATGCTTACGATCATCTTTTAATTCGCCAGTTTTTGCATCATAGACAAGCTTATTTCTATATCTTGTCATAATGTCTTTCATATATTGTTCAGACTTACCTTTTGGTAAGTTACCAACATCAATATAAAAGATTCTTCTTTCTGGTGCACGAGCCAAACGATAGATAACAAGAGAGTCTTCCATCATTCTTAATTGGTTAATTGGTTTAAGTGCTTTATGCAAATAAGATAAAATCTTTTTCTTACTCTCATCTAATAAACCAGATGTCACATAAGAAACTGAGTCTAAAGACATCTTAACACCAGAATTTTGCGCACCTGGTTTTTCTTGATAAATGTAGTATTCATCTACTTTTTCAATTAGCTGTGCGCCAGTTTCTGAGTCTTTTTTACGAGAAATTTGTTTTACTTTTCGCATTCTGGCAGAATCAATTACTCTAATTTCTTGAATACCGCCTTTAAGGTTTGTTTCATCGACTACTAGGTGATGGAATAATCTACCATCAACATACCAGCGTCGGAAAATATCATGCCCATACAAACCAAAATCAAGCATAGCATAAATATTATCGAATTCTGCTTTAATTTGTTTTTTAATACTATCGCTGACTTTTAGATTATCCATAGAGACATCAACAGATTGATCTAATTCTCCACCAGCAATAGCTTCGTTAACAATATCTTCAATTGCTGCATCTACTTCTGGATGCATCGCAACTCCACGATATTTCATGATTAGTTGGAAATTGTCTTTTGATTCATCGCCATCAATATTTAAATATTGACCATAATGAGATCCAGCAGCAGTTACATAACCAGCACCATCATCATCACGTGCAGGTACAATAGACGGTTTTTTCTTAGCGTCTTCTTTATCTGCTTTTTTAATTTCAAATCCGAATAATCGGAAGCCTTGATTATCTGCCATTTACTTTCCCTTACAAGTGGGGGTAGAGCATTATTCACTCTACCCCTTTATGTATACTCTTATTAAGCGTCGGTAGTATTAGATGTCCAATACTGATACTGCCAAGTGATAGTAAATCTTTCGATTGTATCTGTATCACCATAAGAAACATCAATAGCTGAAATTTCTGAAGGCCATGCATCTTTAAAAGTATAAGTTTTAATAACAGAATTATCTCTATCAAACTGTTCTACTTTTAAATCCGTGAAATAGAGTTCTGGATTTTGAATTCCACCAGCATCTGCATGGTTTGAAATTGCATTCATCCATTTTTCCATTTCATTTCTAATCTTAAACCCTGTGTCGTTAATTACAGTTACAGTCCAAACATCGAATACACGATCTCCGGCAACCTTCATTTGGCGCCCACGAAATGGAATTGTAATTGTACCAACTGAAGAGGCTGGTAATTGAGCCGCTTCACACATAAAAGATGCAAAGTCTACATCTAAATTAACACCGAGACCTCCACGTGGATTTGCAAGAGTTACCTGGAATAGGTTACCTCTAGCTCCGCCACCAGCAAGTCTAGCTTTAAATTGATCTACTGAACCTAATGCCATTTTTTATCTCCTTACACTGTGCCAACGACTTCTTCGAAGTCAACACCAGATCTTACGGCTACGAAGTTCAGAGTTACGTAGTTGATTGACCGAGCTGGCTTGATGAAGATATTAGCGATGAATTCATTTCTATCAATAACTTCTGGTGTATTGACTGTTTCATCAGCAACAATACGGAAGTCAGTGATACCACGACGACCTTTGACATCGCGAAGAACCGGTTCAATAATATTTACGAATTCGGCCCGAGTAAACTCATCGTTGAATTCAAACATTACGCCTTCGGCTGCTCTTGCAATTGCTCTTTCAAGAACAAGGAAGAGTCTACGAACATTGATTCTATCAAAAGCAGAAGGTCTATTAAGGAGAGTCTTATCCCCGAAAAGAATAACCCCAGAACCTTGAATATTTACAATTGGGTTAACACCAGCTTTGTAAAGAGTATCACGGTTAGTTTTATTAGGGTTATAGGTAATACCTGTTACACCTAAATATTGCCCACGTTTAACACCAGCTGGTGAGAACCATGGAGCAGCATTTCTATCAGTTTCAGCCATGAGACCAGCTGTAGATGATGCGGCAGGAATTTCTAGATACTGATCATTGAACTTATCATAAACTTTTAAGAAGTTTCCATCCATAATTAGATAAGAAGACTTAGTAAAGTTACCAGCAGTTGTAACTAAGTTGTTGGTAATTGTTGTTTCGTTATTAATACCAATAACATCATTTCTAGCTGGTGATGTAACAACAACACAATCTTTACGTGCAGTCGCAATTGATGCAAGATCATTAACAACTGTAGTTTGCGCTGATGTGGCAACCAATGATGGAGCAATTAAGAAATCAATTTCAACAGCATCTTTATCTTCAAAAAGATCAAAACCTGTTGCGTATTCTGATGCAGTAAGAGTATAACTATAGAATCCATCAGCAAAATCATAATTGGTAATAGGTACACCCGACACTGCGTAATTCTTATTTGTGCCTGGTGTTAGGTTATCTCCAGCGTTTTTAGCGTCAAATGCAGAATCAAAGTTTGTTAAATAGACATACTGTGAACGTGTATTAATTACATCTTTTACGTAATTAGTCGTTCCATCTGCATTTTTTGAGTTTCCTGCCAATGACACATATGGGAACGCTTCAAGAACTGTTCCTTTTGTACCAGTGAACTCGCCGTTTTTATCGACAATTGCGATGTGTACTTCTGTGGAAATACCGTTACGGGCTGAATCATAAGATGATGTGCTTGGTGCGCCATCAAAAGATGATTTATAGATCCAGTCTGCGAAACTTGATCCGCCTGCTGAATCTGGCGGACAGATAGAAACTCTAAGTGAGTTGCCTAAATCGCCTGGATATTTAGCAATGAATGTTTGACCACTATCGAATGTAGTAATGTCAAATGCTGGTTTGTTGTTAACAGCTTTTGCAACTGGATCTACTCCAGTTTTATGAGTCTGAGCATTTAATGCTTCGTCTGTTGCTTCTCTAACAACGTACAGCGAATTTGAATAGCGCAAGAAGTAACTTGCGTTATGAAAATCTTGTGCAGTTGATGCGGTTAGATTTGGAGCGCCGAATGTTTGAATTAGTCCTGCTTCATTAGCAACTAAGACTCTTTCGCCAACAGGCCCCCATCTAAAGTTTCCTACAATTGCGCCTGTAGAGGTCTGCACATTCGGTACTCCGCCTGTGAGATCAATCTCTTTTACGACTACTGCAGGAGATGCTGATGGTGTAAATAATGCCATGTGCTTTCCCTTTTTAGGTTCAGATTATACGATACATAATACGGTGTTTTTCAATTTCATGTATATTTATAATTTAATCAAACTTAACAAACCACTCAGGTTTTTCATTATCTAATGACTCAATAAAATCTGATCCATCATCAATAAATCCAAAGGGTACTATATCATCAGCAATATCTTGCATTTTTTGTTCGAACAACATTTGTTTTAGATCAATATCAGTCATATCACCAAAAAATTGTGTTGTTGCAAAATAACCAAACATAACTAAGTTCATCATTAAATCGTCATGATTACCATCAGAAGCTTCAAATGATTGACCACTAGAAGTAAATGTTGAAATTTCTAAAATAGTATTTTCATCAACGATATCTATTTTATAATTTTCTATAATATCTTTAATTGCAGAACAGCCTAACCGTTTTACTTTACGGTTCATATTGATACCTAAAGCATTTGATTTAACAGTTGATTCTACGTGCATATTCTCATATTCTAAATCATGATATAATCCATTACAAACTACAGCGCCTTGATCATTTGATTCTATAACAACATATGCATTATTATAAGAAACCGAATACTTATATATAATGTTAGGGAAGAGTATTGGAGAGATAGTATTGCGGCGATAAACAGCTACTTGCTCAAATGGACTAGTACTAATATCGATCAAATTAAAAGTAGAATAATCCTGTCCTCTTCCCTTACTTACATCGACTGTCATAATATATTCATGACCCTTTAAAGGCTCTTTGTATATTAATAGGTCTCCACCTTCCATTACTTTAATTGGATTTTTTGCTCTAAGTTTCATTAAAACTTCGGCATTAATTAAAGTATCACCAGTACCGAAAAAAGTATTTCCAAACTCCTGGTCAAATTGTAATTGACTGGTATTTGATATTGTTTGATTTTTCCATTCTTCATCTCTTCCAGGAACATCAAACCAATCAACTCTAAAAGATTTAAATTCATTTACTTTTTGTTCTGCGCCTTCCCATATCTTATAAAACATATTACCAATACCATTAGCGGTAGAAGTAATAATTACTTTTGTATCTTTACCAGAAGATACAACTGGATATGTGGACGTATAAAACTCAGTCGCGCGCTCCACAAAAGCAAACTCATCTAAATACAATAAATTAACAGACATACCACGAATAGAGCTGCCTGAAGTTGCTGCCGCCATAATTCTAGAATTATTAGAAAATTCAATAGAACCTTTATTAAGTGCTTTACATCCAGGTTGTAAAAAGAATGGTATATTTTCAAGCATTAATGTAACACGTGCAAGCATCTCGCGTGCAGTTGCTCCTTTATTTGCAAGAATAGCAATTGTTTTTTCTGAATGAAATAGTGCAAACCAAAGTAAATACGCAACAGAGCTAATTGATTTGCCAGATTGTCGACATGCAAGAACAATAGAAAAACGGTTATTATTAAAATGGTCAAACATTTCGCGTTGATAAGGATATAGCTTAAATGGAACTAATCCTTTATCTAAGTGAATTACTTTAAGATACTTCTCGGCAAAATACGCTGGATCTTCCATGCATTTTTTATATTCTTTTAATTTTTCTGGAGTCCATTGCTCAGGAACTCCATCACGTTTGACGTTTGAATTACCGAGGTACGCTATCGTCTGTGGGAGTTGCATCAATTATATCACCTTGTGCCAACATTTTTTGAACTTCAGCTGTTGATAAAAAGAAATTATTTTGCTGATTTTCAACCTTTGGCTCATCTTTTCTGTCAAGCTCTTTTTGTTTTTTATTTAAATCCATTAATTTATCGTTAACGTCTGAAACATTTTTAATTAATGTAGATAAAACTTCAAAAGCTCGAGGATGCTCAGATTCTCTAGCAACTTGAATCATATCTTCAAGAGCATCTTTACCTTTTTCAATTAATTCGTAATACGTATCACGCGAATACTCATAATCTTGTTTAGATTTATCATCCGTCACTATCTGCACCATAGTATGTTCTAGTAAATCCAAAATCACTATCAGCTGAACCAATAGTTGTTAGTGGATCTGGGTTACTAATAATTGTTTCTAATCTTAAATCAGAATCAGCTAATCCACCACCAATATTATATAATCGCGAAGTTGTTTGACGGATAACATTAGCTTGACCAATACCACCGTGATATTGTACACGCATTTCAAAATCTAAATTATAGATAATTGTTCTGCGCGCGGCAACCTCTCCTTCAAAGTCATCAGTAAATCCAACACCAGCAATACTAACTGGGATATCTTCTCTAAATGATGGATACTCAGTACCAAAAGGAATCATAGTTAGAGTATATTGAGGATTAAACGTTGGTAATATTTGTTCAACAATTTGTAACGCGTCATCTTGAGATTTCGCGTAAATATTCAATTGAAAAGATAAAACGTATGGGACACCTGTNAACAATTTGTTACGTGCAGTAGTACTTGACGTCAACCCTTGAATATTATTCAACTTAGACAATTGGCGTGTAGTATCATATGCAATACTTGTAATCTCAAAAGACATTCTTGGGAGTTTAATTGCTACTTTTGTATCAGTATCTAAATTAGGATTTTCTCTAATTCTATCTAAATACTTTGACTTTGGTGCATACGATAATGGCACTTTTATCTGAGATATTCCACCACCACTACTATTTTTGCGCACTACATAAATGTCGTTAAACAGCCTTCCGAATGCTGCAACGCATTTTTTAGTTTTTTCGTGATAAAAATGTGCACCAAACATTAGCTGTTATAAATCCCTTGTAAATGGTCTTCAAATTCTTCTACTTTTTTTAGTCTATTAGGCCACAATATGTATTCTTTTTCTGGATTCTTTTTTAAATTATTTAAAAGTGGTATTACTGCATTATATAATTTGTCTAATTTCTCTTGTGCAGTCTTAGCTTCGGCTGCTGATAGTTCTACCTTTGCAGTTGTCTCTTGTACAGCTTGAAGTTCTTCTTCATTAACTGTAGTAAATCCAAAATCAAAAATATCATCACTCATTAATTAGGATCTCCAAATGGATTATTTTCTGAGAAGTCTAAGAAATCTGTTGTTTCAGTGTCAAAGAAATCGTTTTGTTCATTATTTGAAAGATTATTTAGTTCAGAAACACTTAATACTGTAAGATCTGAATCAATTAAAGCTCCGTCCCATGTGGTCCCTCTACCACTAATAGTAATTGTTCTTCCAGCAGCAAACGTATGATAATTACCATCATCAGCACCAACATGCGCTAAGTATAATAAGTTATCACTATCAGAATATTTTACAACTTCTCCAGATACTATTACACCATCACTTAAAGTCATACTAGCGGTATGACCAGGAACAGTAGCAATTGAATCTGAATCTAATGTAAGAATATATTGATAAGTGAAATCAGTTTCAATATCATCTATTGCTGCAATTCCAGTATCCAAATCTTCACCAGTATATTCAAACAAAGTACAACGTAATTTAAATACGTTTAAGTTTGCAATCTGATAAAATGGCATCTCATGTTCAACATGAGTAATTTGGAAAGTAGAATTAGAAAGAGGTAAGTAAATTAAATCACCTTCGCGAGGTCTTTCACTTTCAATATCATTATCATATCTAGCAACAGTTTGTGTCCATCTACGTCTGGATACTACAAATGTTGCCTCATCTCGTATTTCAACACCGAATCTAGAGAAAAGATCTCCTTCTCCCTCAAATCCTTCTATATTGTCGATATACATTTCAACTTTGTAAGCAGAATTGAATGATGATTCAGCATCTTCGCCGAAAATAGTATTTTCATTTACTAAATCACGAGGAATATAATAAACATCTGATCCATAAATCTTTAAAGATTCTATGACAATGTTTTCATATAGCTCATGTTCAGATTTTACTTTTTCTGAGAAGTAAATATTACGTGCCATTTAATCATCCCATAAAAAAGTCTGGCGGAAGCTCATGCTCTAGCCGGATCTTTTCTTGTAATTCTTGGATCTCAGCCTGAGCGTCATCAAACATTTGTCTTCCGTTGATGATAACTCCTCCGGGTAATTGCATACCTTCAAATTTAATTAAATTCATGCCCCATTGCAATTTAAGTAAAGATGTGGCGTATGATTTTAACCACATATCGTTATACACTGATGTAAAAGAATCTGGATCAATTGTTTGATATGTTTCTAAAACAATATAATCATTTTCTTCTAAATCTTTATCTTCAATATGACCATAGATATAAAGTCTATTTTGTCTACGTACAAAGTTAACTAGTGGAGCACCATTCAATTTCATATCTAAAGTTGAAAGGTATTGTTGAATTTGTTCGTAATAAGCCAAATCACCGGCAAATGTCGCGAGATCCCAAATGTCGTTTAAAGCCATTTGATATTTGATATCGAACATATTGCCGGTTTGGGAAAATGTGGAGTTAACCCTGAACATACTCGACACCGTTTGAATATCACTACTCAAAGTCACGTATTTATTTGTGATGTCGGTTGAGGTCAATTTATGCTTCAGATATCCCTTTTTAGTGGCATCTGAATGATACTCTTGATAGTATTGAATAGCTTCATCAATACGATCTTCAATTTGATCCTCATCAACATTAATCTCAATAACAGGTGCGCCTAAGCGCCGTAAGCAATAGTCAATTAATGTTTGTCGAGAGTTCGGGTTAGCCATTTAATTAAGCACCTGCTCCAATAATTGTTTTAACAGTAGTACCGGCTGAGTTCTTAATCAACAATGTTGAAGCACTTGCAAGTTCTGTTGAACCAACAGTACCAGCACCAATTGCCATGTTAGTAATAGTAATGTTACCACTACCATTAACACCAGTTGTAGAACCAGTGATATCACCACTTAATGTGATGTTACGGCTGTTTACCCATGCTGAAGCAGTGTTTGCATTACCAGTTAAATCACCAATAAACGTTGCAGCTTGAATATCAGCTAATGCAAATGAACCATGGCCAGTATTGATTTGTGATGCAGCATCTGGTTCAAGTGTATAACCATCGTATGCTTTAAAGATTTGATCTGTAGCATCCCGGAAGAAACCAGCATGAGCATATGTACCACCTTCGTTGTAGTTACCAGCCCAACCAATATCAATTGATTGCGTTGGTGAACCAGCAGATTCAGCACCATTCATGTAGATCATGTTATCTGAAACTGAAAGGTTTTCAGCGTTTACAGTTGTGGTAGTACCATTAACTTGTAAGTCACCATCAAGCACAACAGCACCAACAACTTCAAGAGTACCACCAATTACTGTGTTACCAGTTGCACCAGCAATAGTGAAGTTGCTATTAATATCAACATCACCAGTAACATCAAGAGTACCGGTTGTTGCAATATTACCAGATGTATTTGCTACAGTAAATGCACCATCAACATCAATACCACCATCTAGACTTGCTAGTAGGCTTACATCAAGTGTTGTTACTGTGGCTGCTGCCGCTGTGTTAGCACCTAGGATACCATCCATGTTAGTGAATGTTGCTGTAGTTGCTGTAAAGTCACCACTTGCATCTAGTACTACTGCACGACTTGCTGTACCATCACTAGCAAAGATTGCTGTGTCAGTTAGGTCAACTGCAACACCAATGCTTGAACCTTCAGCTGGTGTATGTGTAACAGTAATACCGTTACCACCTGATGCTGCATTTACATAGTTACCAGTTGTGTCTGTACCAAGTGCAACACTGTTAGCAGCAATAGTTGCTGTTAGTGTAGCATTACCAAGGTTAGTAAATGTAGCACTACCACTCAAATCACCAGCCAATGTTAGTGTTGGATCTGCTGTTGCAGTTGTAACAATGTTAATTGCTGCACTTCCATCAAAGTTTGCAGTACCAGTTACAGCACCACTNACTTNAATNGCTCTTGCTGTTGCAAGTGCTGTTGCTGTATCTGCATTACCAGTTACATCGCCAGTTAGATCTGATGTGATCATGTTAGCAGAGAAGTCACCACTAGCGTCTAGTACTACAGCACGGCTTACAGTGCCGTCAGTAGCAAAGATGCTGTTGTCAGTTAAGTCAACTGCAATAGACGGTGTTCCGCCTTCTGCTGCGGCGCCAGCAGTAATACCATTACCACCAACTAAACTTTCAACATAGTTGCCAGTTGTGTCTGTACCTAGTGCAACTGAGTTAGCTGCAATTGTTGCTGCAATAGTAATACCTGCACTACCATCAAAGTTAGCTGTACCAGTTACATCACCGCTTAGTGCGATTGCTCTTGCTGTTGCAAGTGCTGTTGCTGTTGCCGCGTTACCACTAGTGTCTTGGTTACCAGCAGTATTAACACCTGGAAGATTAATTGCTGCTGTTCCATCAAATGACACACCACCAATATTTCTTGCAGTTTCAAGTGCTGTTGCTGTGTCTGCGTTACCAGTTACATCACCAGTTAAAGCACCTTCAAATGTTGCTGCCACAAGTGTTCCACTAGCGATTGTAAGATCGCCTGTACTAGCACCTGTTGCTGTTGTTGTACCAACAACAAACTTGTCTACACTCTCGTCCCAAGCAAACACAGCATTGTCGCCAGTTGAACCACGCTCGAAAATAAAGCCCAAGTCGTTAGCGTTCGAAGTTGCACCTGTATTTAACTCAATTAAAGGATCAGCAACTAAACTATTTGTTGAATTGACTGTTGTAGTTGTTCCGTTAACTGTGAGGTTACCAGTAACATCAAGAGTACCATTAACAGTTGTGTTCTGATCAAGTGTAACTCTTGAGCTAGCAACAGTAACAATAGTTGAACCAGCAGCATCGATAGTTACGTCTGAACTAGCCGCAACAGCAACGTTTGAAGTACCATTAGCAATTGTAGTAGCATCAATGTTATCGCTACTAATAGTTGCTGCAGTAGTGCCGTCAGATTGCGTAAATTTAATAGTATTTGAACCGTCGTCTTTGATCCACACAGTTCCAGTTTTAATGTCACCACCAACAATTAAGTCATTGGTAATGTCAAGATCTAGCATTTCGTCAATTACGACAGTTGTGCTTGAACCATCAGCAGAAGCTGCAGAAAGTTCGTTATCGGCTGCTGTCCAAGTCAAACCACTTACACCACCAGCAATTGAAGCTGCTGATCCGTCTAAGTTGAATGCGGCCANTGTGCCATTTGAATCTTTAAGATATAATCCACCGGTGTATATACCTTGTGAATCTACATATAATTTAGAAAAACGTGCAGCTGAACTACCCAAATCGTAAGTGCTTCCAGNAACNGGCACAACNCCTGAAACTTTNAAATTATCTGATGCGGATATTTCTCTGAGTTTATTATCACTTATGACTAGAGGGATTCTATCTGCCATGGTGTTTATCCTCGTTCCTATACTTTTGTATTTATAAGTTGTATTAATGATACTAAATCTGAAATCTTATTTTCTAAATCTTTCATCTTAATATCATACTCTTGTTTTACAAGATTTACTTGTGTTATAACAAAATCGGAATCAGGGGATATTTTCTGTCTAGCCTGTACCCAGTTAGAATCTAATAAATTACCAGCAATCCTTAGATTACCAGCAACTTTAAGATTATTTTTTATCTTAAAGTCTTTTTCACTCTCACTTGCCACGGTTCACTATCCCCAGTTCGGCACTATTATATTACTATTATTTATAATAGTTTCATTTTATAATGCTGCAATTCTTGCTTGAAAATCAGCAAAATCAGTACTTGATGCTACAGTAGCCTTTAACGTATTAATGTTTATCATTGTTTCTTCTAATGAACTATGGAAACTAACATCTCTCAATGTTGGATTAGCACCTTGGGAATCTTCTACTAAAATTTGACCAACAACTACAACGTGACCATTTTGAGTATCAGCTTTAAGTTTAAGTTGATGTCTACTAATGAATGAATCATAAGCATCATAAATTTCCACTGAAGTAGATCTTGAAAGAATATAATCTGAGTCTATAACCGAAGAAATTTGATTTTCTGATATTGTTACTCTATCATTGACATATGATGAGTCAATTGTGGATTGAGCTGTACTAGCTGTTAAATATCCAACTAATGAATGGTTACCCCAGCTCTGTAGTGTATCAATCTCACTTTCGGCAGTTGTTAAACGTATACTATTGTTTGAAATAAGTGTTTGTAAACCACTATCAGCATCAGCATATGCAGTAGCAAGTTCATTTAAAGTATTAACTGCTTCTCCTGCACCATTGACCAAATCGGCAACAGCCGAAGTAATTTCGCCTGAAACCCAAGAAGAATCAGCGCCGCGGATTTGTCTAGCTTGTATGTACGCAGAATTTACAATCCCAACAGTATTGGTTGAATCATATGTAGTATATCCAGCATCATTTGTGAATGTGCTTACATTAGTAGGAGTACCAGATAAATCAGAATATGCACCAGAAGTTGCAATATTTGCTAAACTTGCTATAGTGGCATACGTTCCAAAATCGCTAATTTGAGATTCTGTAATACTTAATGCTGCTTGATGATTAGTGACATCCGATTGAGTTACAGTATAACCTGTAATATAGTTCTGGNCAGTAACGTACCCAGTTACCCAAGAGGAATCTACATAATCGGTACCGTATCTTGGAAGAACANAAGATACGTAAGATGAGTCTACATAGTCAGTACCATACNTTGGCAACTGACTTGAAACATATGAAGCAACATAAGCCGAGTCTGGCATAGTTGCAATTAAATTCGTTATTGTGGTAGAGAAATTAGCATCATCGCCAATAGCACTTGCTAATTCTGCTAATGTATCTAATGCGCCAGGTGCGGCATCAATTAGATCATTAATTTGATCTGTTACCCAGCTCGAGTCAGCACCACGAATCTGACGAGCTTGAACATAACTTGAGTTAACTAAAGTTTGTACACGGGCATCGGTATAATACTTATTAGTTCCTTCAATTAAGTCTGTTGTTGTATTAAGGTTAAAGTCTAACTTTACTTGAATATCAGATACAGTATCAACTCGAAGTTTACCGTTATTTCCTTTTAGTTTGACTTTATTGGCCCCAGTACCAACCTCAATTTCATCAACTACGATTTTCTTTAATTGGCCTAAATTATCTCGTACTTCGATATTACCACTAGCATCTGCAGATAACTTAGCATCTCCAAGATGAATGGTATTACCTGAAAGATAAAGTTCTCGCCATTTCTTATCAGCGGTACCAAGATCATATGTAGAATCTGTTGATGGGATTAGACTTGCAGAAATCGCTGCATAAGATGAATCTATTAGCTGTAACGTTAAATCAGAATCTAATCCAGCTGAAATGCTTTCAACAGTGTTTAAGCTATTTTTGTAGTATAGAACACCATCGGCGTAGTTAATGGCTAACTCACCATAGTCTAACGTACCTGGATCGGGAATACGTCCACTAACGGACGATTTCTTAAGAATAATTTTGGTCGGCATGATGAACCCTAAAAAGGAAAATAACTATCGGAGGGGGTAAGAACCCCCTCCTTTAGTAGTTATTTATATGCTTTTATTAGTAGGTTCCACCATCAATTTCAACCAATGTTACATGACCTTGTGCACTTACATTAAATCCAGCTGAGTCAAAGCTTGCTACACCAGCGGTAGTAGTCGTTGCTTTTTCTGCTGAGATTAGCAATGTATTTGCGCTATCGTCATATGTCGCTGAAATCGCAGAATCAGTCATTAGCAATTGGCTAATTCGATCATCTACTCTTTCATCGGTATAATAAAGATTTGTTGAACCTTCGCTGAGACCATCAGTATTTGTAGCCCCACCAGCCTGTCTTGCTTGAATATAAGCTGAGTCAATGTAGTAACTAACACTTGAAGAATCAATTCCACGATATTGTAGAATTGTCTGAGTTACTGCACCAACGCTGTCAATAATCGGTGCTTCAGCTTGAAGACCAATTGTACCATTTCCAAGACCAACCAGTCTAAGAGTCAGATCAACGTCTGTTTCTCCTCCACCAGCAAGTTCTTGTTTTGCACTTACATTTGATCTTGCTCTAATATAATCTGAATCAACTGTTAGATTGATCAAATTAGTTACAGCAGATGAATCAGTACCAGCAATTTGTCTAGCTTGGATATATGCACTATCAATTAATTGTGTAGTTAGAGCACTATCCAAATAGTGTGTCTGAAGAGCTTCAATCGTTGTTTGACTGACTCGATCGTTAACCCATGAAGAATCAACAGTCGAATTATCCAATACTAAACGATTAAATTCAGCTGAGTCACCGTGCAATCTGCCATAAGTACTAAGACCTGTGGCTGTTGTACGTAATCTTGCCGAACTTCCATCATAATAAAGAGATACACCACTATCGTATGAACCATAGATAAGTGTACCATTTACTTCATTATGAACTTTAACGCGGAAGTAATTTTCAGTTCTAATGTCATCAACATGTAAGAAGTCATTATCACCAGCTTCGTTGAATTTAACACCACGCACATAAGATGAATCTCTTAGAGTTTGTCTTGCTTGTACGTAAGCTGAATCAATAACCAATTCAACACTTGAAGAATCCAAGAAGTCAGATGTATTATAGGTAATCTGTCTAGCTTGAATATAAGCGGTGTCAATAATTTGCTGGACTTGAGCTGAATCTGGAAGATCAGTAATATATCCGAGCAATGTATTGAATGCATCAGCATCGTCAGAGAGTGCAGCTGCCAGTTCATTCAAAGTATCAAGGGCACCAGGTGCTCCATCAATCAGATTGTTAACTGCAGTAGTAATCTGCGTATTGACATAAGCTGAATCTGTAAAGTCACTAGTATTGTAAGTGGTTTGCAGACTCTGAATATACGCTTGATCAATAACTCCAGTGACTGTATTTGAGTCAAGATAGTTAGTATCATTTGTAAATTCACTTAATGCTGTAGGTACACCAGTTAGTGATGAGTAAGCATAGTCCTGTCTAGCCTGAACATATGCTGAATCAGCAGTAGCATTAATAATATTAATGACTGAACCTGAATCAACTAGTGCTTGTCTAGCCTGGATGTATGCACTATCAATTAAGATTGTTGCATCAGCCGAATCAAAGAAGTCAGGAAGATCCGTCAAAGAAGTATACGAATAATCTTGTCTTGCTTGGACGTAGCTATTATTAACTACTAACGAAACAGTGCTTGAATCAAGGAAGTCAGATGTGTTATAAGTGATCTGTCTTGACTGAACATAAGCATTATCAACTACTAATTCGACCGTACTTGAATCGAGGAAATCAGAAGTATTATAGGTAATCTGATTTGATCGAATATAATTTTGGTCAATCAGGGCAAGTACTTCAGATGAATCTAGAAGTGCATTGATCTGAGAAAGTAAAGTTTGATAAGCATTTGCGTCGTCATTAAGAGCTGCAGCAAGTTCATTTAAAGTATCAAGAGCACCAGGTGCACCATCAATCAAATTATTAATTGCAGCAGTAATTTCACTTGCAACATATGCTGAATCCGTAAAGTCAGATGTGTTATAAGTAATTTGTCTAGACTGAACATAAGCATTATCAACTACTAATGATACTGTATCTGAATCTAAGAAATCAGAAGTATTATATGTAGTTTGATTTGCTTGAACATAAGCGGCATCAATAACATCTTGAACTGTGTTAGAGTCAAGATAATTTGTATCATTATTGAATTGACTTAATGCAGTAGGCACTCCACTTAATGAGCTATAAGCATAATCTTGATTTGCTTGAACATAGGTCTGGTCAATTACGCCAGTAACTGTGTTAGAGTCAAGATAATTAGCATCATTTGTGAATGTGCTTACAGGCAATCCAGTTACATAGGCACTATCAACGTAGTCTGTACCGTAACGTGGTACGTTGGTTTGGAAGTACGAATGTACATAAGCTGAATCAGCAAAGTCAGACGTATTGTAAGTTGTTTGACGAGCTTGTACATAGGTATTGTCAACTACCAATTCGACGCTTGATGAATCAAGGAAGTCGGAGGTATTGTAGGTAATCTGACGAGCTCTAATATAAGCTTGGTCAATGATTTGTTGTACTTGAGCAGAATCTGGAAGATCCGTAATGTAACCCAACAGCGTATTAAACGCATTGGAATCATCATTCAACGCTGCAGCAAGTTCGTTAAGTGTATCGAGTGATCCAGGAGCACCATCAATCAAATTATTAACTGCACTAGTAATTTGTGCGTTAACATAGGCTGAATCGGTAAAATCAATCGTACTGTAAGTAATTTGATTTGATCTTACATATGCTTGATCAATAACTCCAGTTACAGTATTACTATCAAGGAAGTTAGTATCATTGCTAAATTCACTTAATGCTGTAGGTACACCAGTTAATGAACTATATGCGTAATCCTGACGGGCTTGAACATATGCTGAATCTACAAGAGTAATTACTTCACCAGAATCCATAAACCGATAATCAGACAATGCCGAATCAATATATGATTTCTGATTTGCTTGAATATAAGCTGCATCAATTACATTTAAAACAGTACTACTATCAAGATAATTAGTATCATTGGCAAATTCAGAAAGGTTACTATATGTGGTTTGTAGACCCTGAATATATGATTGATCAATAACACCTTGAACTGTATTAGAATCAAGATAATTTGCATCATTAGCAAGACTACTAACTGTCTTAGTATTGAAGTCTGAATCAAATCCAAGATATTCACCAGTAAGAGTTTTAGCAGCAAATGGTGCTAACTCGAACGAAGCATGAGCAGTATTAATTTCTACTGATGCATCAGGCTCAGGTGCATAATTACCATATACTTTGAATGTATCGTCAGATGCATCCCGGAACATACCAACATGGGTATAAGATCCATTATCGTTAACGTTTGCTGCCCAACCAACATCAACCTGCAATGTTGGAGATCCACCAGATTCTCCAGCATTCATATAGATCATATTGTCAGTAACTTCTAAGTTTTCGGCATTAACTGTAGTAGTTGTACCATTAACTTGTAGATTACCACCAATGACAACATTATTAGTAACATCAATATTGCCAAACGTTACGCTATCAGTTGTTTCGACTGATTGCCCGATTGCAATAACACCAGTTGCAGAAGTATATGTAACACCAGTGCCACCACTCAATAATCCTCTAGCTGCGGCTGAATCGACAAATTTCTCATCGTTATCAAATTGACTTAGAGCAGTAGGTACACCAGTTAAAGAACTATAAGCATAGTCTTGACGAGCTTGTACATGNGCTGAATCAATTAAAGCAATTGCTTCTGCAGAATCGAGCGAAGCGGTTTGATCTACTCGAGCATTAATATACGCACTATCAATTAAGATTGTGGCATCGCCAGAATCAAAAAGATCAGGCACGTCAGTTAATGATGTATATGAGTAATCTTGTCTAGCTTGAACATACGCATTATCAACAACTAATGATACTGTATCAGAATCAAGGAAGTCCGAAGTGTTATACGTAATTTGTCTAGCACGAATATATGATTGATCAATAATACCTTGTACTTGTGCAGAATCAGGTAATGCATCAATTGCCGAAAGCAAAGTATTATAAGCATCACTATCATCGTTTAATGCGGCCGCAAGTTCGTTAAGTGTATCTAACGCACCTGGAGCTCCATCAATGATATTATTGATTGCAGTACTAACAGCAGAGTTAATAAGAATATTTGCATCAGCCGAATCAAGAAGATCTGGGATATCAGCAAGATTATTCCATGATAGTGTTTCACCATCAGCAGCTGTTAAACGACCTTGTGCATCAACAGTAAATGTTGGGATCGTAGTAGCTGATCCATAACTTCCAGCAGTTACCGCAGTATTATCAAGGTCGACTGTAATAGTCGGTCCATCTCTACGAGTAGAAAGAACATTACCACCTCTAATTTCAAAGGTGGAATCATTAAGGTCTAATTGGTATACGCCGGCAGAATCTGAACCAATTGTAATTGAACTGGCAGCATTCTGTGCATCAACATAACCTTTAGTAGCGACATCTTGTGCTGATGTTGGATTAGCAGCACTAATAATTCTAGCGCCACTAACATCAATATTACCAGTACCATTTGGATCAAGAACCAAATTACCATTGGCATTGGTTGTTGAAATGGTATTACCATTAATATCAATATTGTCAACTTTTAAGTTGTCGATTTTTGAGTCAGCATCGACAATCAGCGCGCTTGATGCGGTTAATGTTCCTGCAACGTGGTCTAATAAGTTTGAGAAATACGCACCACCAATAATTTCAATGGTAGTGGCATTTCCATTGCCGTCATCACCTTTACCAAAGTAGAGGCGATCGCCCCCATTGCCTTGAGAGCCAACGCCGGCGGAATAAGCAATTTCTCCTGATTTTAGCGATCCTGGAGCCGATGCTGTCGTGGATCGTTTTATCCGAATTATAGCGGCCATTAAAAGCCTCCTCCATCTATATCTTGTTTTTTGAGTTCTATAGTAGCTTCAAAATTACCGCTTGACGCACTGTATACTAAAACAGAGCCATCAATCTTTCCACTAGTATCTACACCAAGCAAATTATTAATGCTAGTGGCACCAGAAGAAACATTTCTGACAGGGCGGCCAACTACAACTTTTTTAACTTGAGTTGTTTGACCGACACCTCGTACTGTTTTGACTTTAGTAGTCTGGCCAGTACTTACTTTTATTGCCATTACTACCTCGTCACAGATGGTGTTACGGTTATTTTGCCCTCTAAAATTCTTTCAATTATTGTGTCACCGTCACTATCCGAAAACGATAATTCTACATCGTAGACATATCGTCCAGCTTTCAGAGCATCGGTCTGAGAGTTGGTTAATGAAATAGTACAAATTCCGTTTCCAGCATCAGATACAGTTGAGACAAAAGTCGTTGTATCTGAATCAGTACTAGTAAAGTTCTTTTTAAGTTGAGCAGTAATTGTATGATTGGTCAAATTCTTTTTTGACCCATCGGTATTGACTAGATGCAATTCAATAGAAGCATCCGCCCCCTGATCAACTGTAATTTCTTCGTACTGTGCCATGATTCACTCTTAAAATTTAGTGGGTTCTACTATATTTATAGGATAAATCCTACATCTCTATTTATAATATAAATAATCTTATGAAAGAAATTGATAAACATATTGTCGTGACAAGTAAACCACATGATGGACTAGTATATTACAGCTATGAATACGCAAAATGTCTTAAAATCCCACTCATAATCTTCACGTATCCAGGTTACACAGAACAAGACTATCTAAATGCGATTGAAAGCAAATACACTGAAGTAAGCAATATTATTTTTAATGATTATATGGAGGGTGTATCTATCGTGCTGGGTAGATCAATGGTATCAATCCCATATATAAATTGGAATCAATATAACGCAGATCAGCAATTTTGTTTAAAATTATTATATCGAAGAATAGTAGTAGTCTATTCAGAAAATCATCCAGACATTTATCCGAAAGCAATCAGATTTTTTTCTTCTGAAACTTACGATCTTTGCGATCATGAGGTATATTTGAATGGTGTTGGTGATCATTTTGAAAAAAGAATTAATTTTTCCCTGTACAAACCGGTAGTACCTGATGTACAATATAAGTATATTTTTAATGGGACAAATGAACAATATTATAAAAGAATTGAAGATGTTATTCCCCTCTTCTCGGTATCATACTCTATTATAACATATAATGCGCCATATGTAAACAAAAAAATGAATAATCTTTTTGTTCCTGTTGATAACTTGTTAGGACTATTCGATACATTTGTATACACAAAAGATACATTCGATCCTGCTCCTAGAATTGTTCAGGAATGTAAATGGTTAGGAAAAGACATGATCTTTCACCGTGGTATAGATATACATGATGGTGGAAAAGTTTATTGGGAAAGAGACATTCAAGAACCAAACGTTAATCCAATTTTAAAAGGTGTGAAAAGTTTATTATGATTACATTTAATCCATGGCCCCGTGATTATCAATTTTTTAAAGAAGACTATAACCGCATTTTCGAACAGTCTATGATGCAATCAAATGATGGCGTTGAAGACTTTGAAGAAGATATTGCGCATGAAGTTGGTAGAAAATATGCCATTGCCGTTAATTCGGCAACAGATGCTCTTCATTTTTCTTTAGAAGCATATGGTATTGGACAAAACGATGAAGTATTAGTTTCAAACTTTTCTTGGATTTCAAGTGCCTCTTGTGTAAAAATGGTAGGAGCAAATCCAGTATTCTGCGATATTGATTTAGATACTTATTGTATTTCTCTAGACAGTATAAAAAGAATGAAAACTGATAAAACTAAAGCTGTAATTTATACACCACTTTATGGAAGTATGAAAGATACTACAGAATTAGAAGAATGGTGTACACAAGAAAATCTAATCCTCATTGAAGACTCTGCTCAAGCTTGGGGATCAAGTTATCAAAATAAAAAAGCTGGTACTGTAGGTGATATTAGTTCTTTTAGTTTTAATACTAATAAAGTAGTTTGTAGTCCAGTTGGTGGTGGCATTGTTTTAACTGACAATTTTGAAGTTGCACAAAATGTAGCAAAATTAAGAAGACACGGTAATGGAGAATTTCTAGGACGGAATTCTAGACTATATCCATTTGCTGCAAATATTATTAGATTTAGAATTTCTAACGAAAAAAACTTTATTCTTATTAGACAAAAAATAGCAGAACAATATAATGATTCTTTTTCAGATGTTGGTCTAAATACACAATGGATGGACGATAGCGAAAATCACAATTATCACAAATATACTTTAAGATTTGAAGATATTGAAACTAGAGCGCATGTTCAACAGATTCTAAAAAGTCAACAAATTGAATCAAACATTAAATATGATACACCATTATCCAAATTAAATGTATTCGAAGAATTTAAAAGTGATAAAACTCCTAATACAGATTTAGCGTGTAATACAGTTTTAAGTATTCCAATTCACGCATTCTTAACTGAAAAAGAAACAGATCAAATTATTAATACTATATGGGCATCAGCATAATGACTCTATCAATTTCTGAAGCAAAACAACAAGGTTATCTAGGTGTAGACTTTTATCTTACCAAAAGCTGTAACAAGTCGTGTTACTATTGTACAGCTTGGACTAAAGAAATGAGAAACTTAGATATTGATATGGACTTTGTTAAACCATTATTAGAATGGATGTCACCATATAAAGCAAGAGTTATGTTATTAGGTGGTGAGCCTGGATTGACAAACAATCTAATGGAAGCCATTTCTGAAATTAAAAAATATCCAAACCTTATCCCATCGGTACTATCAAATTCATATGTGCGTAAAGCATATCCTGAGATTTTAGAAGATCCTGAGATTCATTACATTGAACACTTAGTTCTAGACTTTCACGAAGATAGAATTGAAAAGCTTGGTAACTATGATTTTTTTGAACGAAATAATAATAATAACTATAACGTAGTTATCAAAACTCCGGCATATTATGAATATCGAAAAAAACATGATATTCTTGATTTAGAAAAAAATTCAAACACAATACTAAAAGAATACAATTCTAGATCTCCAGTTTATGGTGTATATGATCAAGCACCAGAATTTGATCGAAGAATATGCGCAGCATTTCCAAGCGTACCAGTTGTTGATTTTGAAATGAAAAAGATCAGACACTGTAGTAAAAAAGTAATTAATGGTTCTACAGCATATGATGTAACAAAAGAAAATATTGATAAGATGTTTAATTTTGAATTATTTGAATTTGAANATTATTGCAAAAACTGTTTAGAACCTGTTTCACTCCTTGGTAAACCNCAGGAACTTATTTTGCAAATTATGGAATCAGGTAAAACTTTATAATGAAAATATTTGCTACCAATATCAACGCGCATGACCCGAATTCATATGATGGTATAACTCATCGCATTGAAGAAAGACACAGCCGCCGTAAAAAACATATGGATCTTGGCGATTACGCACAATGGTATGACACACAATTTGAACCACAATTAAAATCTAGAGGCAATAATATATTTGCATTCACTTATACAGGTGGCGGATACAAAGGACTATTGTCAGAAAATCGAGATCCATTTCATAACGGTGTTTTAACTCCATACTGGGAAGANATTAGAAAATATAATAAGAAATGGGATAGTCTTTGGGATTATTATTTAAAAGATGGGATCTATTATATCAATCACCACCAGTCTCACGCCGTAAACGCTTTTATTACTTCGGAATACGAAGAGTCAGATATCTTAGCAATTGATGGTGGTGGAATAGGATTTACTTGCTGTTACTTCAATAGTAAAGACTATAAGATGGTAGATTTAACAGATGATTTAAGTCTGGGTTGGTTGTGGAATATATCTTGTGTTGCCGCTGGATTAAATGTTGGTGATGAAGGAAAATTGATGGGTTTGGCTGGTTATGGTAAAGTTAATGACTGGTATTATAATTTATTAGAAATTTACTTAGCCGAGTCAATTACTCGAGGCAGAAAGTTCTGGATGGGTACTAGAAATGACGTAAAAAGAATGTGTGAAAATAAAGTGTCAAACGCAGACGTTGCTGCAACAATTCAACAGTATACGTATGATAAAGTAGAAGAGTTTGTATTGCCATTAAAAACAAGTAATAATATTTGTATTGCCGGTGGAGTAGCTTATAACGGATATATGAATGAATGGTTTACTAAACACTGGGAAAATGTATGGATCCCATCAGCTCCTGGTGATGAAGGCCAAGCATTGGGTACATATATTCATGCAGATTATATTTTAAATAAAAATAAACATATCCCAAATTTATATTCTGGTGTGTCAATTGATAGTGATTGGATTCCTGATATAAAAGAAGCAATTGACTTAGATTTAAATGTAGTTGCTCAAACAATTGCTGATGGTGGGATTGTTGGTTGGTTTCAAGGAAGATCAGAAAGTGGTAATAGAGCATTAGGTAACAGATCTATATTAGCTGATCCCCGTAATCCAGATATTAAAGATATTATTAATACTAAAATTAAATTAAGAGAAGATTGGCGGCCATTTGCGCCATCTGTATTGATTGAGCATTATCAAGAATATTTTAATACTAGTCAACCTTCTCCATATATGTCTAGAATCATGCCAGTAATTTCTGATAAAATTCCAGGTGTAACACATGTTGATGGTACTGCACGCATTCAAACAGTAACACGAGAACAAAACGAAAAATATTATGATTTAATTTCTGAGTTTTATAAGATTACTGGAATCCCAATGGTGATTAATACAAGTTTTAATTGCCAAGAGCCAATTGTTGAAACACCTCAAAACGCTTTAGACACATTTAATAGAGTTGGCATAGATTTATTAGTAATTAATAATGTAATGGTATTTAAAAATGATATATCCTAGATGCCATCCATATTGGATTATTGATGGTAAAAAAGTTATTAACGAAGAATACGGAAAACTTTATGGATTTAAATTAGCATATACTGGAGATGGTTATATGCTTCCATGTTGTTGGTTAGATGGTGGCAAAAAAATTAGAGAAATTTCTTTATTTAATGAAAATTTAAAAGTTGAAAATAATAATTCTATTGATGATATATTAAGATCTTCTGAATGGCAAGAGTTTCATAATAATCTATTAACAAATCCAGAACAATGCCCAAAAACGTGCAAAGACAAATGCTCAATAACTCCAGGTGAATGTCATGTCTATGAATACGTTTGANTACGAAGACTTTATTTTAGCCAAAAAAGAAACTGGTATTAATATTGAAACAACTTTTAGGTGTAGATTACAATGCCCAGCGTGCCAAAGACATCGGCCAATTGGTAATTGGAAGATGAAAGTTTTTGAAGATATATCAGTCGATAATTGGAGAAAACTTTTAAGCTTCCATTCAAAAACAAATGCTAGATGGCATAAGCTTTGTGGACAAATATCAGATCCAATATATCATCCAAATTTAATTGAATTATTTAAAATAAGAAATATTGAATATCCACATGTTCCAATAGAAGTAAATACAAATGGATCTGGTAAAAAATGGGAATTTTGGGAAAATATTTTTCCATTATGCGAAAAGTTACAAGACAGGCGAGAAGATCGTTGGCATTTTGCTTTAGATGGTACAGACAATGAAACACTAAATAAATATCGTATAGGATCTAACTTTGATGATGTCTATAAAGTATTAGAATATTCTACAAAGTTTGATATTAAGTCTGTTTGGCACTTTATTGTATTTGAACACAATAAACACCAATTACCAAAAGCAAAACAACTTGCTAAAGATTTAAATATAACATTTAGAGAAACATGGACAACCCGCGATACTCCAGAAGTTCCTGCTGCTAAAGAAGCTTTTGAGTACCAATTACTTAGGAAAATACATAATGATTGATTTTGAAAAAAACACAGTTGATTTAGATTTTTTTAAATTAATTATTCATGAGTTATACACTGATAGTTATGATTGCAGATCTGATATTCTAGATTCCTTTGGTAAAAATCAATTTAATAGTAAAAGTAAAATAATTAAATCTCTAATAGAATATAATCTAATTGATAAAACAAGCCATGTTGCTATTTTAGGTTCATGGTATGGATCTATATTAATTGCAAGTTTAGCTGATAAAGTTAAATTTATTGATGCATATGATCTAGATGACATTTCAAATAGATTTTCTAAAAATAGATTATTTTCACATTTAAAAGACAAAGTGCGTTGGAAGACTGGTGATGTCTTTAGTGATATAATTAAAGAAGGATTTGATGTGGTAATAAATACATCATGTGAACACATGCCACCAATGAAAGATTGGCAGTATTGGAAACCAGGAATTAAGTTCGCCGTTACTTCAAATAATATGTATGATATTGAAGGTCATATAAATTGTGTTGAAACTATACATGATTTTGCTATGCAATTGCCTTTGTGTGATATTTTATTTGAAGATACTATTTCTGATGAACGCGGTGATCGATTTTTAATTATTGGAAAAACTAAATGACTTCATACATTATTCCTGAATGTGCACCATTTTATTATAAAGATGGTGTTAAACACAAAAAGGATAAAAAACAAAGCGGAAAAAAGGGATACGCGCATAATGCTAATGGTTATCTATTACCATGTTGTTGGTGTGATTCAGTTGCATGGAGACCGTGCTTTGCCGCGTATGGATTCTTTGACCCAGACTTACACATTGGAGAGAATGATACTATAGAAGACATTCTTGCTTCTGAAGCTTGGGCCAAATGGCTACATGATATATCACACGATGTAGAAAATGCTCCAAAAGTTTGTAAACAGAAATGCGGCTATAAATGAGAGATCATCTAGAATTTGTACAATATCAAAGAAGTGCTGGATCTAATATTGAAACATCTGTACGATGCGCTTTACGATGTCCACAATGCCAAAGGGCATGGTTGGGATTTGGTAAAACACATCCAAGATACCAAGAAATAAAAACACGAATTAGTGAAGGTGGAGATCTTTCAATTGAAAACTTTGAAAAGATTGTTAAATTTGCAACAGAAGGCGTAAATTTGTGTGGTCAAATATCAGATCCAATTTATTGGCCACAAATCAAAGATGCTATTCTTATGATGAAGAATTATCCATCTAAGACTTTGTTTATATCAACTGCTGGTCATCAAAAAAATATTGAATGGTATAAAGAAGTTTTTAAGACATGTCCTAAAAATGTTGTTTGGAAATTTGGATTAGATGGTATTGGTAAAACCAGTGAAATTTATCGCAAAGGTCAAAATTCAGAATTAATCTGGGAAGCTATGCTTTTAGGCAAAAAGATGGGTTTANCAGTTGAATGGCAATATATTGTCTTTGAACATAACGTTCATGAGCTTGAAGAAGCAAAATTAATAGCAAAAGATAATGATTTAGAAATGATTATTATTGCAACTGATAGAGACTATAATGGTGTAAAACCACCAAAAGAATGGAAAGCAAGTAGAAATAAAAAAGAGTTTAGAACGTGATCAGCGTAATCTGTGTAAAGTCTGGATTAAAATATAATTCATTCGATGTTAATAATTTATATAATATGGTAAGAAAATATTTACCAATAGACTTTACATTCTATTGTTACACAGACGATCCAGCCGGAATAGATCCACAAATTAATATTATTCCAATCGAAACACTATACGAAGGTGTTTGGAATAAGTTATCTTTATTTAATTTAGATTTAGGTAAAACATTATATTTTGATTTAGATTTAATTATCCAAAATGATTTAACAGCTTTACTTGATAAGCAATTATTTACTTTAGTTAAATGTTATTGGAAGCCATTAGATGAATTAGAAAGCTGGGACCATAATATTAATTCATCGGTAATGTTATGGCATGGCGATGAAAATAAAGAAATCTATGATAGATTTGTTATTACACCAGACACATACATGAGAAAATATTTTGGTATAGATCACTTCATTTATCATGAAGGATTCTCATATGATGTGTGGGATGAANATTTAATTTATTCTAGGGGGTTTGGCAGAAATAAAAAAGATTGGTATAATCCATCACCAGATCCTTATTGGATTGATAATGGATTAGTTTGTTTATTTAATGGACCAAAAAAAGATTTACTCTGACGCAATATCATCAATCATCATATTCCACATATTTTCATCAGGAACAACATATCCTAAAGTAAGTCTTGGTTCATATGATCTTGCGCAATGCCAAAAAATTGATTCCGGTTCATCTCTACTACCAAAGTATCCAACCTTAGCGGTCCAACCAGGTGAATCTAAAATCTTTACAATATTACCAGTTTTTGGATCTTTATAACTAAAGAAACCGTTACCAGTTTCAGACCAAGATAATAAAATATTATACCCTGCACAGTTCCAATTATTATGCCAGCTCATAAATCCACCACTNGGGTAATACATCATCACTGCNCACATTGGAGAAACAAGCACTTCTCCAAGCTCTTGTCTAATATCCCAACATTCATTATAAATTGGTGATATATTTCTATCTATTAAATCATTACCATAAGTATGTAATGGAAATCCAATATGGTCATCACCCATATCGATCATAACATCTAAGAATTCTTTAGATGTATAATAGTCATCTTTATCAGGCTCACCGCCCAGTTTAATATTATCTTTTTCTGGAATAACTAGATTTTTATACCGATCTAAAACTTCAATAAGATCGGGATTTTTAATTAATACCTGTTCCATATAATTGCATGTCCCTAGGAATAGGCCGGTGGGTAATTACTATTTCTTGCCCATCCAACTCAGATTGATCATAATTAAAGATAAACTGCCATCTTGCATCAGGATGTGGAAAATATCCACGTTTAATAGCATATTCAGTTTCGTTCATCAGATACCAATATGTATACATGTCAAAAGGTCTAAAATCTTCATGAGGAACATCGAGCTTATGCTCTTGCTGCATTAAGTAGTAATCAAACCACTTTTGCATAAAAGTTCTAGTACAAGGCTCGTCGTCAAAAATATACAATCCGCAATGATCTGTGAGTTCGCCACCTGGCCATTTTGGATCAATAGATGCTGAATATGGTCTTGCTTTAGTAATGGTAATATTGTTTTCTGAATCATGACAATTAAAAATATCCTTCACGTCTTCATGCACGATTTCGCAATCAGCATCAACATAACAAGTTAATCTATATGGCGATCGAGCGCATGCCCACATCTTAGCACGCTTGTTGTGTGGTACAACTTGCTCTGCATCATGAGTAATAATTGAGTCAAAAATTTTATAGTCACTTTCTTCTACCCATTCTTCGTGAGTAAAAAGAGTACAGTGAGCTTCTGGATAATTATCTTTTAAACTAATTGCTGAGTATCTAGCACTAATAATATATGCATGATTTAAACTAGCAACGTATAAGAATCCGTTATTCGGATATGGGCTGTTCACTTTTATCAAATTCCTTCATAATTAATAATACAGCATATGCTTGCAATTCAGTCAAATTCTTTGATTTTCTAATCTTTGACTTAAGTTCACGATTATCGGAATTCTTAATTTCTTCAACTTCGAATGCTTCAAGTTTAGCCTGGAACAAAATATCGGCTTTCATCTTTTCAGCATTTTCCATATCCATACGATGCGCTTCATCGCGCTCAGCTTGATTTTTTTCAAGCATCATTTTCGTATTATTTTGGATTTCTTCTTTTGTAAATAGTTCAAAGATTTCAGCCCAGTCGGGATTACCTTCGGCTGTATCAGAAACAGTAGCATTAAAGATACTACCATCCTCAAACTCAAATTGACACCCAACTTGAGTTTCAGCATTATTACAAAAATAAGGATCTAAGATTTTTCTTTTTCGTACTACTGCAACTTCTTCTGGTGCACGTAGAATTTCTAGTTCAGAAACTTTCATTTTTCAATTCAACCTTTATATTCTTTAGTAATGATTTAGATAATATTATATATTACGCAGTTTTAACCCACAATGACTTAGTTTCATTAGTTTCAGTTCCAGACTGTACAGTTAGACCAGTAAAGTAACCTGTGTAGTATCCAGTATAGTAGCCGGTAAAGTTACGTGCATACGAGCCATAATTTCGGCCAGAATAATATCTAATGAAATATCCAGTAAAGTTACGACCAAAATTTCTAGAGAACGTATTGGAATAGTTTTGGTTTGCAAGTTGTCTACGTGTATCAGAAAAAGCTGATCCACGAGTAACCCAAGTACCACCGGATGGTGAGGAAGTTGAAATTTGGACTTGTCCAATACCAGCTTTCATTTGATTTCTAAAACGTGCAGTTAATGTTTGAATTTGAGCATCAGTCATTTCTTGAATAGAATTAACACCATCCCATCTCATAGGACGGACAGTTGTTGGTACTGAAGCTGCAGCGGTTTTTCTCCAAAGATATGTACTATTTGTAGAGCCACCATTTACTGTATTATTAATAGTTCCCTTTGATACCCAAGTACCGCCGGCAGGAGAAGATGGACCCAATGCATAAGAACCTAAACCCTCAGCCGCAAAATTGTCTTGAGTGGCATCAATAACACCAGAATTTAATTTAGTATCATTTTGCTCAATAACATCAGTACCATCCCATTCAAGAGGACGAGTAAGTGATTCAGATGCAGTCTGTCTATCTTGATAAAAAGTATAAACTGTTGAGTTATAACTTGTACCTACTGGATGAGCNCCGACGGCATTAGGATGAATGGTGTCAGTAAATGTTCCAATAGCCGTTAAACCTGCGGTTGAACCTGGATTTACTGATACTGTGCCGACACCGGCGTCGGAAGAAGCAAAATTAGCAAGAATAACGTGTTCAATATAATCCTGCTCAGCAGAAGTCATTTCTTGTAAGTTATTATCGCCTGTTAATTTAAGTGGACCTGCCATTTTTTAATTCCCTGGACTATACATTGTTTTTACTACAGAACCNGCAGCGTTTTTAATTTGAAGAGTAGTTGTACTACTCAAATTACTTGATTGAATAGTATTAGATGCAAGCTGATCAAAGGTTATACTATTATTTATAACACCAAATTGTCCACTCGCAGAATCTAAGCTAATAGTAGTTGAAGATGAAAACAACCCAATAATTTCGTCAGAGTCATTTAGTGCTTCATTACCACGTACAGCCAAATCATATGTTTCGTTAATTGCATTTACAAGATCTGATTTATCAACAGTAGTTAAATTACTTATTGTGCCTATATTAGAATCTAGACGATTAACTGCGACTACAATACTTGAGCCGCCAATAGACATTAACGACAAATCACCAACGTTAGTTGCAATAATATTTGTCTTTGAAACCCAAGTAGATACTGGATCTGAAAGATTAATTGTTGTTACTGCCATTTTTATCCTCTAGTAGCTTAGCTAACGCTTCTTTCATAATAGTTACATCTTGTCTAAGCTGTAACATTTCTTCTTGTTGCGCTTTCCAAGCTTTTTTAGTTCTTCTAGCTTGAGCAATCTCTTTACTATTAGTATTTATAATAGCTCCACTGTTAATATCTCTAACTAAATTTGGATGCCCTTCAACTTGAATATATTTTTTCATCACGTTACTAATGCAATTGCTCTTAAATCTTTAATTACTGGAATCTTCGATGAGTTGGTTGATGTCATTACAATTTTCAATTGGAATTTTGAAAATGCATTTAAGTTACCAACTTGACCACCAGCTAAATACTCATATTCTCTATATATTGTTGGATTTTCATCAGCAGGATTATTTGATACTTCGTTCAATTCAATCCAATTAACTTCATCAAAATTATCATCGCCGGTACCAGTCTTATAATAAACTCTAAATCCACCAGTCAATGGTCTATGCGCAGCAAATAAGATTTTTAATCCTACAGCTTGTTCTGCCAAAGTTACTGGAACAGTAACATGTTTAGCTGCATGTGATCCTTCACTTGGGTGTGTCTCATTTACAAAACTAATTGGAACATTAAATCCATTGGTTGCAGCAGAATCTTGCTTGTCAATAATATTTTCAAACATCGTCATTGATGCTCTCTGAAGATCAATAACTGGTGATACTTTTGTATCATTAGTTGAAAGATTCAACTTCATTGTTACTGACTTAGCACCACTTAATGGAGATATTGCTTCATTTGAATCGCTAAAAATACACTTTGGACTTGTATTAAAGTTAAATTCATTTAAGGTAATATTGCTATACGATGCAGCTTTAGCTCTACTATAACCAATTGCTGTGTTTCTATTAGCAGCGTATGATCCACCCTCAGTTAATTTAATTGATCCACTAATATTAGTTTCTGTTGGTATCAATGTTTGAATATTAGGAACATAGACGTCAAACATATAGTTTTGACTTGCAATAATTCCATTGCCGCCAGTTATAATAGTATCACTAGCAGTTGAGTCTGCTTCAAAAGTATATCCACTGTAATCAACCGCAGTTACTTGACGAGATCCAGTTAAATCATATCCTTTAATTCCACCAAAGCTTTGATCTGAATCTAAGTTAACAAGCCGCACATAATCATTTTTAATTAGACCATGGCCTCTATGGTATACTCTTACTGTAGCATCTCCAGCTGTAGTTGAAATTGGATTACCTCTAATCAAATGGGTTGGAGCAGAAGCATTTTCTAAAATAGCACTCGCACTAGGAGAAAATTCAGCTCTATATAACTTAAACATAAGATCTCGTTGTTGATCTGGAGTCCAAGTAAATCCATTTTGAGAAGTAAACAAAGACCCTAATGTTGGTTGTCTACTTACACGAGCTTCTGTTGATCCCAGAATAAAGGCATATGTTTCAGCAACATAAGATGTATATCCAATAGTTTCTGCTTTTAGAACAACAGCATATTCACGATCTGGAAGTAAGTAAATTGGCTCTTCAAACTCAAAAGTTGTTGGGCTTGCTTGTACCGATGCCATATTCTCAGTGTCTGCTGGAATATTTACGCTGGCAGGTGGTAGATATACATATGCACCAGCAATTGGAGCAGAATTTGGAATACCGTTTTCAACACCTCTTAATTCACATCGCACTGGAATGTTAGCATCTTTACTTGCAAAATACGCATCAACTTTAGTAATGAATACACCATTTGGATTTTCTTTTGCATTAATAAAGAATGTTTGCGCTAATGGATCACCTGCGTCGCCACCGCCTTCGCCGCCGCCACCTCCGCCACCACCACCATCATCTTGTGGCTCTTGAATAAGAGTAATTCTTTCTTCAACACGAGTAGATCTAATTGTTCTTTGTCTAGTTTCTAGAACACCTGAAGATGTAAATCCAGCCGTCGCTTTAGATAATGCTGCATTATCATCATCAACTGAAATATCTAGTAATTTAACAATTTTTGTGCCAGTTCTAAACTTAAGCGCGCTGTTGCTTGGAATGATAAACGATCCTGTAATAGTACCAGTAGCATCTGAAATAATAGTAGATGCTCCATCAGGATGACTAGTTCTATTGGTATAAGTATTACCCACATCATCAGATCTTTGAGAAAATCTTTCAAATGTTTCATCTCTTACGTAATCAGCTAATACAACACCGTTAAAGAATAAGAAATGTTGAGTTTCAGGTCTTAAACCTTCAGCTTTAAATGAAATTTTTCTAGACCGCATGAATGGAATAACTTGAACATCAATAACTCTATCAGCAATAATTTCGCGTCGATTTGTTACACGACCTCTAATTGTTACTTGGTTACCACGTGGTCTACCAATCCACGAATTTCTCCATGCTGCTAATGAATTCTGTACTCTTGTAGTGCCACCACTTCTAGTTTCTGTCGCATTAACAATAGCATCTGGAGCGTATTGGGTTTCAACCCACTCATCAGATGCTGGTGAAATTCTTAATTGGCCATTATGTGTAATTACAGCAAATGGATTCACGTTCATTGTTTCAGTTGCTAATTGTTGATTTACAAGAGTTTGATGAGAAGCAATAGGTAATATAGCTAAGTCACCAACTAAAGATGTCGTGGTATCGCCCGCACCTGAATTATAAACCAATCTAACGTTATGAACATCTTGTTCAGCAGTAATAGTTCCTTCTAGATCATCAATAGATGCTCTATATTCAGCACGATCAGTAGCAGAAAAAGCATAATCATAGAAATTATCTACTAAGAATCCAGCTTTTGTTCTAGCGTTACCGGCTGAGTCAAATACTCCTAATGAAGAAGTACTTAGCTCAAGAAGACTTAATGTTGTTAACTCTTGAAGTTTATCAATTCGTTGTTCTAGTTCAGCGATATCAGCCATCGTGAATCGCTTGTTTGGAATCATACTTGTTGATAAATCTGATTCATCTAATGTGTATGGATTTAAATCAATATTCATCAATGCCATAGATGAAGTAGAAACATCTGGATATTGTGGATTTAGATCTGAAGTACCAGTAATTACTTGAATTGACCCAGCCTGAATTGCTTTTCCTCTTACTGGTCCAGCAATTGCGATCAATTTGTCTCTACGTGGCATGTAGTAAATAATATCACCAGTGAATGTATCAGTGTTTGTTGGTAATAAGTTAATAATACCAGTTCCACCAACACCATCTGAATCATATCCTAGACCAATACCACCAGTAGCTCTAGTTGCAACTGGTCTAAAGTCTACAACATCTCTTAATTCGATTGTTGTACCATCATTTTGGCGATATGCTGGCACATCTCCATAAGCAACCTGAGCTGCGTTATAAGAAGTAATATCAAAGAAATTACCATTTCCATGGGTAAAATGTTTGAATCGAATAAAGATATTTGAAGTTGGCGCACTTAATCCACCTTTTAGAATAAGTCTACCAATACCATAATAGTTATCTCTTTGTCCATTATCTAAAGTCCAATTAGATGTAATTGCAGCTCCATCTGAATCATTAATTTTAACAGCACTTACCGAGAAAATATCAGTTTTGTCTAGATCAATATATTGTTGACCTGCAGCATCTGTTTTAGCATCAGCTGGCCAAGAGATAGTTTTAGTTGCATCAGTTAAAGTTTTAGATCTAGCAGTAGGAGAAGACCTTTTAACTTTTGCAATAATTTCTAATGTTTTACTCGGAGTTGCTCCAGAAATAGTAAATGATGTTTGAGTGCCATCAAGTGTAATTGTAGGAGACTCAATTGCTCCATCGGTTGGAGCAACAATCCATTGGCCAGTATTTTCAAATGTACCAGAAGTTACAGATGTTGATGTTGTAGAATTACCAGATCCATCTGTTGTTACTGTATATCTTTCTTGTATTGATATATCATCAAAAGCAACTCCTGTTTGTGTAGGTCTTACTTTTGGTAATGGAAATAATAGATCATTTTGTGCAGTGTTCTTTAACTGAGCAGCACCATCATCTAAAACAATATTAAAATAATCTGAAGAACCTAACCCAATAGACTTTGCAGCAGCAAAAGATTGGCCAGCATTCATATTGATTTCAAAAAGATAGTATCTCCAATTAGCACCATCTTCTTCAATAGCTCTTACTCTACAAGTACCAATTGTAGATCCACCATGACCTGTGACAGATCTAATATTTTGTCTTTGGAGTGTATTAATATTTGGTAAGCCAGCCCCGCCCGAACCAATAACATAGTTACCATATTGAATAACTACAGCTTGATTTTCTAGTGTAACTGTTTGTTGAGCTTTTGGTACTACAATCTTTTTGTTTTTCATTTCTAATCGATAACCATCGATATAGACAATACCATCAGTAACTTCTAATTCAAGATTTGAATCGTTTAAATCATTAAATTTAGCATTAAATGGCTTTACAATATAATCACCGGACTCTTCTTTTGTTCTAAGAGCTAATACATCATTTAGAACATTATAAGAATTATTAGCTGTTGTAGTATCTGAGATCTGGCCATCTGTTACTCTTGTAAGAAATACAAAGTTCTGGCCAGAAGCAATTTGATCTCTTGTGGTAAGTACTAGACGAATTCTATATCTGTCTGCGCCTGGAGCAGCTAAGTTTGGAGCAGCGCCCTGATTATCATAAAGATCGTTAGTATCAGATACAGTAACAACATCTTGAATAATTCTAAAACCAATGTCGTTTGTTGGTGTTACACCATACTTAGAAAGAATAATTTCTTGCTTTTCACAGAATACAAAATGTCCTTGCGCAAAGAATACACCCTGAGCAACTTCAAATTTCATTCCACGGCCGGACGCAGCAGATGATGCTACTACCATATCATAGCTTGGTCCTAGAACGCTATTTTCAAGAGTTACGCCGTTAATAACTCGCACAGGCTGAGATCCTGATGTGCCAGCAGAAGTTGATTGATATTCAATAACTAAAGTATCTGGATCTGATCCAGATGCTGCAATTACTTGTACAATTTTTACTTGTAAAGCAGGATTTGGTGCTGCTACTGTAAATACTTTATTTAGAATAGTAGCAGTATTTGCCGGCAATTGACCAGACGCTAATTTAACATACTCATATTCAACTATTGCAACTCCACCAGGTTGAACAATACCACCTTCTCTAAAAATATTTGATCCAAATCTTTCAATTTCTCTTTGAATGATTGTTTGCATCTGCGTAAGCTCACGGGCTTGCAGTGCTTTACCAGCGTTAAAGAGAACTCTATGATAGTTATCACTATCTCGGAAGTCATCCTTATACGTGGTTGAGAATGTGGTAGTGGTAAGATTAGTTGCCATTTATTACACCGTTACAATAACTTTAATGTCTTCTGTTTGCACAGTAGATCTAATTACTCGAGCTCTATTTTCAATATACAATAGTTTACCTGTATGAGCATCTACTAATGAGTATTTATCACCACTATCTACCGTGGCAGAACCACTTAATGACCCTGAAAGTGTTTCACCATCAGCAAATATACCAGCTTTATTATTACTGTTTTGATGGAACCAAATTATATTACCAGTTGAACTATCAAGTTCATCAATATATGCAGTGGAACCAGATGTTGCTCCTGTAATTACTTCATCTACAGCAAATCCAGATGCTGCAATTGTTGAAGTAATCGTTAAATATCTTTGTGCTCTGTCAACGTTACTTGTATATCTAGTACCATCTGCTGCAGAGTCTGTAGTTTCTAAATTCTTAAACAATAGAATTTGTCTAAAATCATTAGTAGTATTAAATGATCCACCTTCAGCACCTTCTGGTTTAATATTAAACATAACTGAAGATGATTTTAGATCACCAATAACGCTTTTTCCGATCCCATCATATGGGCCGATGATAGGTCTAATAATACCATTGCCAGCTGAAAGATTAGCTCTAGCAAATGTATAACCCGATCCTAATCCAGCAGATTCATTATTCATTTCAACTTTAATAATTGCGCCACCAGATACGTATGCCGTAGCAGTTGCACCAGATCCATTTCCAGAAATAGTTATTGTTGGTGCTGTTGTATAACCGGTTCCGCCTGAAACAATATCAAATCCAAGAATTTGACCCTTTTTAGCAGTATTTTGGATATTCAATTGTTGTAATTCAAAAGCGTTTGCTCCAGAAGAATCAATTTCTATATCTTGTACTGGCATATATGTTGATGATAAGAATGAGTTTGCTCTTGCAGCAGAAATACCATAACATAGCTTCCAAACATATCCATCAGATGTTCTAAATGCGCTATGTTCTGAAACACCGGCATCAATATAGCTTGGTTTTACGATAGAAGTATTTGCTTGCCCTGCAGCGTTTTTACCTGCTTGCAAACACATATAAACTTCATTATCTTCTGTTAATATGTAATATGAGTTAGTAGGAACACCAACATAATCATCTCTCCAAGAAGAGTAAATACCACCAGCTGTCCAGTTTGATCTTGGAATTACAAAAGATTGTGCAGTAACTTTTTTAATTGACTGTAAGTTATTTCTTGCTTCTCTTTCAATTTCAAGAGTTCTAATTGGCGCAATAACAGCATCTGATGAATCATATGCATCAGACTTACCAATGCCGATAAAGAACTCATTACTATCAGTTGAGTTATTTACTTCGTCATATATGTATTTTGCGAATTGTTGTTTAAATGAATCTGTTACTATTGCTACCATGTTACGCCACCGTTGTTATGCTTTGGTTACCAACAAGGAACCATTTTAAACCGTCCCAAATACATTGGGCACCCTCATTTTGAGCAATAGCAAAGCTAGTACCATTGGCAAAGCTAGCCGGAGTGATTGTTGCAGTGCCTGCTCCCTTATTAGTAAAAATCTTATATTCGCCAATTGTAGTACCATTTGCTAAAGAGACAGCAAGTGCTGTTGCTTTATTACAAATGATATACGTAAATGATGGGCTAGCTGCACCATCAGCAGTAATTTCATTATTGCCATAGGCTAGTTTGCTTGGCTTTATTGATCCAGAACCTTTTGCAGTAATATCAATATTAATATTTGTTCCGGTACCAGATGCTGAAATAATTGGAGAGTTACCGCTAGCAGCGTTTGTTACTGTAATTTCATTAACCGCGCTGGCAGTAGCTGTAAATTTAATTAATTCATTACTATTAGTATCATTAATCGCAGTTGTGATTTTTGGAGAACTAATAGTTGGTGATGTAAATGTTTTATTTGTTAGTGTTTGAGTAGCCGTATCAAGGATAACAATTCCATCAGCATTCGGCAATCTTGCTTGACGGTCAGCAGTAGGATCTACAGCAGTTAATCTTGTTTCATATAAGTTATTTGTAGCACCTTCAAAAACGACAGCACTATCCTCAAGCGATACTTGCGTGGAAAGATAATCGCTATCTCCACCTAGTGCTTTAAATAGCTCGACAAAATTTGCATTAATTTTGATCCCAGCGCTACGAAGAGTATCGCCAGTTCCATCATTAGCAGTTGTGCCTGTTGATATTACTTGTCTTGTCATAATTTACTCTTTATTGTTTAAGTTATTTATATCGAAGATTCAAGGATATTTATGTTATATCGAGTAAACATGTCATTATCCATTGTTTCAATTGTCATTGCCATGTCTGGTCTAATAGTATTAGAACTATCATCGAATGTAAATGAGTTTGGTGTAATTAATTCCATAATCGTATTATAATAATTTGCCAATCCACTAACAGTAAGATTAGAATCAGAGGTATATCTTTCAACCAATTCGTTAATGCCAAATCTAAGTTCAACACCATTAGACTCGATTAAGCCAGTTAATTCTACAATACCAGCAGATGCAGTTAATGTACCAACACTGATATAAGAGATTTGTTCAGCAATACCATAAATTTCATTTGAATCTGCGCCAAAAAATCCAGTTGGAGTTAATGTTGCGGTTCCTTCGGATATAACCTGGCCGGCAAAATAAAATCCCGCAGGATGAACAAATCTTTTATATAAAATTTCATAGTCTTGAGTTGATAGACCAACTTTAATAAGAATAGAAAAAATCTGATATAATTTATTATCTTGAATAAACTTTTGAGAATCAAATCCAATATTTGACTCGCCAACAATAAAGATCTGATCTTTTGGATATTCAATTGAAACTTCTTCGCCAAAAAATCCTTTGAAGAATCCTTCAACAGAAACTAATGTTCCCTTTACTTGATAAAACTTAGAAAGTAATGATGTCATTAATCTAGGTTGTTGGAAGAAAGACGAAGATTGAAGACCGTTACCAATTTCTTTTACTATTTCATCTAGATATTTTTCATCTGTTGTATCAATATCTCGTATATGATGTAATTGTTTAATAGCATGAGAAAATCCGTGGTCTTCATCACTATCCATAAATTGATAGTAAGCATCTAATAATTCAATTAGTTTACTATTATCTTCTTGATACCACGCAGGCAAAAGAGTCTTAACCTGATCTGCACCAAAGGTTATCTGCCTTCTAAGTGTGTCTTCGCCTCTATTGATCATAGACTAAGTGAAACCGCCGTGTTCTGAAAATCTACAACAGCACTAGATGATGATTTATTTGTATCAATTGTTAAAATATAATTTCTAAGTGGTGCAATAGTTGATTGATTTGCTGGTTTAGCTGAAATTTTAATTTCAGCACTACCGTTATAAGAAGAAATTTCAAGCCCAGTAATTGATACTGTGCCAGTGCTTTGATTATATGTTCCAATATTATCTTTTCTAACTTCACCCGTAATATTATTAATTAACTCTAATTTAGTTTCTTCTAATTTATTTCTAAAAAATACACTCGTGCCAGTTTCATCTTTAAATACTGTACTACGAATTATATATTCAACATCATCAGGAGATGCTAATTGTACTGGAAAAGCAATTACAAAGTTAGATAGAATATTTAAATCTGGTGTCCACCTTTGTTGAACTTTAATATCCATTCTAGAGTTCAAAATAGCTGATGAAATATTATCTACAACAGACAATAGTTGTGATCTTCTGAATACTGCATCAAAAGTACTTAAATTATCAGTAAAATATTGATTGATTGAAGCTTGAACATTTGATTGAATTGTTTCAACAGTATCACCAGTTAAATCTGGATCAAAATTAAAACGAGTAATACATTCTAAATATGTATAAACTGGATCTGTAAATACTGTGTCAATAGACATAATACCTAGGTTATCACCAAGCTGCGTGCGAATAGAATCTTTTACTGTATTTTGTGTATCTGTGTTAATACCATCTTTAAAATTCAATGAGACATAAACACGACCATAAATTGGTGGAACGTTATCAGCACCTCCCCAAGCAATAACATCTGAAACAGTAGATGAATATCTTTGGCTAATCAAAGCTTTATAATCTTCAGCCGTTACCAATCGTTGTTGAGTAGCAAAAACAATAGGAGCATTTGCTTTAACTGATGTTATGCTTTCTTTATCAGAACCACCTGCAGATTTTGAGACTAGTGTTGTAGTAAGAGCATATGAATTAAGACCAATTGTAACATCAGCATCAGCCGTAAAAATACTAGCACCATTAGCCAATTCACCTCTAGTTGAAAGATATGTAATTACAACTTTATTTCCAGGTTCTGGTGATTTGCCTAAAACATTTCCATCAGAGAAAGTTACTTCGTAATATCCACTTGGCACTTCGCGAACAATATAAACCGTAGAATTATTATTAATTCTTACAGTATCATTGATATTTGAATATTCGGTGTATGTTGATGATCCTACGGTATCATAAATTTTAACTTGTATAGTTGTTGTATCTATTGTTTTATCTGGAATAACAAATACCTGTTCATCAGATATATTACCAACAATAAATGTTTTAGTTTTTTGTGTACCTTCTTTAATATTAATATTTGAAATACCAGAAGAATTTTTAAATAAGAAATTACCACTACCATCATTTGTGGCAGCTAACGCTTCAGTAGTTTGAAACGAATAATTAACATCGTCGATAGATGTTGAAAAGGTAAATAAGGCTGGAAGTGAAACAACCGAAGCGCTTTCACTTGGGGCTGAAGCAGAAATATTAACAACTGCTTGAGAGCCTGATCTTGATCTTGGGTAATATCCTAATGTTTCTGCGTGTGATACAACCGATGATCTTAATTGAGCAGATGTCAAAAAAGATTCATTCAATCCTACATTAGCAGTTAATGCATTGATATGGGTATTATACGCTAAAACATCTAAAATGTTTGATAGACCAGAAGCTTCAAAATCATAATCAGCAAACTCTGATTTTGACTTTAAGTAATTTTTTAAGCTAGATTTGATTTGATCAAAATCTAATTCTGATGATTTAATTAATGACATTTATCTTAACCTCGTAAGAGATACGGTTAGAACAACTTCTTCTAATGTATTAGTTACTTGAAATTTAATTTCTACATCTACAGAATTTTGCTCTGATCTAACTGTAGCAATTACCTCTCTTAAAATTGCTCTGGGTTCATACATTACAATTGCATTGGCAACTCTATCTTGAATTTCTATTTCATCAAATTCTGCGTCATTCTGAAATAAAAATCTATTTAAGTCTCCACCATAATATGGATCAAATGGCTTTTCACCATAATTAGTTAATAATAGATTTCGAATAGCTTGTTTAACTGCCGCAGCATCTGTTTTTTTATAAACATCTCCAGTAGTTTTTGCGGCAAAAGTTAGATCGATATCAGTATACTGCTTAGATCTAGATGTAATAATAGATCTATTGCTTAAGTTACCATCTTCTTGCGCGAATACTCGAGACATTTGTAATTCCTTTTAACCTATTTATATGGTTCTACCATTCAATTGAGCGACTATAACACCATCTGCTGTTTTAATTGATATGGTTTGATCCGTAACAAATGAAAGCTTACCATTGCCATCCGTCACTAGTGCTTGCCCAGCAACACCATCAGAATCTGGTAAGGAATACACAACCTTGCCGCTATTATTCACATAGACGATTTGTCCGTTTTGTACTAGTAAATCTGCCATTAGTTATGAGGCCCCGTTGTTTCTGCTCCCGCCAATCCTGGATTATCAGTATGAGTATGTTTAGTATGTGTAATACCACTAACAGTAATTTCACCGCTACCAATTTCAACAGTACCATTTGAATATTCTTGTATAGTACCGTTTGCTTTTATATTTAACGCTGATCCACCATCAATATAGACACCATTACCTTTAATTACAATTGCACCATCTGGATGAAATTCAATGAACGATCCAGACTTATGTCTAACATGAATTCTTTCGGCTCCATCGGTATCATCAATTTCAATTATGTGGCCAGACTTAGTTGCATGAACCGCATTGTTTGGGTATTCTGCAGCATAAGGATCAGTTGGTGCACCTGATACATCTGCTGTTTTTGTGAGTGTATTTACACCTCGTGCTAACTGATTGGTTGATATCTCACCTTCAGATTCTTCTTCAGGCTTTGGGATTGATCCTAAAACTAGAGGTAATTGTGAATTTTTACCATCAAGAAAAATACCAAAAGCTTGAGCATACACTTGAATACCAAGATTATTTCCTATTCCGGCTGTCCCACCTTCATTAATTGGAACAACAACCTGAGCCCATGGTAGATCTTCATCAGGAATATCAAGAGTGTTTGTTGAGTGTATACCATAGATTCTAACTTGAATGCGTCCTAATTGTTTTGGATCATCAATGCTAACAACTCTACCAACAAACCAACGTGTAGTATCACCGTAATAATCGTTGTATCTTTCTGGTATCATCTTCTATAATTTCCTATTTTAACACAAGTAAGAGCAACTTCATATGTTTCTTTTTTAAACATGTGCCGTGTTTGGTAAATTAAATAGTCACCAGACTTTTTAGTATCTATTCTTTTCTCACCAGGTTTGACATCTGGCTTAGTATTTTGAAATTCTACTCTAATATTATTACCAATTGTTGAATGTTTATCACCATCAATAAAGTCAACACCAGGAACAACAATTGTCATTGGATTTTTCTTAAGAACATTATCCATTGCTCTAGAAATAATTTCTAATTTGTATCCAGCTATAGTATCTTCTTCACCATATGATTTATAATATTCAAACGCACCATTACTACGTAGTTGTGTTATTGATCTATTAACTAATTTGTTGAATGATTTTTCATTAAGTAAATATTTTTCAGAAAATGGAATGTTAGCTTGTGAATTTAATATACCGTCATCAATTAACTCATTAAATAAATCTTTTTTAATATCAAAATGAAGTGTTTTCATATATTCTTTATTTGTATCAATATATTCGTATTTAGCACCAATAAGACCTTTCACAATTAATTTTGTAAGGTTTTCCATTTCTGTACTAAATTTATGACTTTTAATAGTACGTCTTCTTACTTCAGGATCATCTGCAGATTGTGTAACAGTATTATATTTGTACGATAGGTCTTGGTTAATTACTGGAGTTGATAACATACCTCCAAGATCATTAAAATATAATTTACTAAGTGCAAATGTAGAATAACAATAGAATGGATAACCTTTTAAAGAAGTAGCTCTAGAAGTAATCCATTTAATAGCTTCTATTGGACTTAAATTTGGAACAATAAGTTTTAAATTTTGTTTATCATTTGTTGTTCCTCCAAGCTCATGATTTAAATACTGCTCAATAATTTTAGAAATAATTGAAGAGCATTTTCCACGATATACTTTATTAATATTAATCAAATTTGAGTAATACGCAATATCTTCTACTAAATGTAAAGCTAAAATTTGCATATTATTATTTACTTTTTCAGTATTAATAATTTTACTAATATAAAAATTGTTTGTTATTGTTGTAGTATTATCTCTTATACTTTTAATCTTAATTGTAATTTTTTCAGCACCAAGTAAATCTGCATTTTCATATAGTCTTTCATTATCAAGAATTAGCACTTGACCAGTCAAATATGGTTTATCTAAAGATTCAAATATGTCAATGTCAGTTACAACTTCTTTCAGTTCAACTGGTTCACTTAATCTCTCAGATTCAAGTAATACTGATTCTAGAATATATTCAGATTTATTCTGTGGCGCTGCCATTATTTAATAGCCTCAAAAAATGACTCAACAACATCGTTAATTATTGATGCTTTTATGACTCGAATATTTTTTAATTCTTCATTTTTACTCATATAAAAATCTAAATAAGTAATTGGTGTCACCTGCGCGCCAGGTCCTACTCTTGGATCAATATCAACCCATTCTTTATCTGCATTTTCATAATGATGAACTGCGTTGTATTGATTCTGCGCACTAACAATGGTTGCAGTCTCAAATTGGTTTTGAGCATTTTGTGATGTAATAGTTTCACCATTAACAAATGATACTGATCCGCCTTCAACCCAAATCTGACCAAGATCTAAACGTCTATGAGTAATCACATCAGAAGCACCAGAATTCAATCCAGAAATTGTTTGTCCTACTGCCATTTTATCTGTTAAAGTATTTCTTACAGTAATTACTTTATGTGTATATTTTGAAATAGCATCATTATAAGCTGTATCTTCTGATACAGGCCAACCGCATTCTCTTAAAGTTGGATTTAATAAAAGTATAGTAAACATATAGTCTGGAGCATCATATAGATCTAGAGTAACTTGATCCATTCTTTGCCCATTTTGAATATAATAATCTTCATACGCTGTAGTGGCATTTGCAATTTGGTCTAAGACATCAGCATATATCGCAATATTTTCAATAGTTGCTTCTATATTAGTATCACCAAATTTATAATTGACTACAGGAAAATGTCTAAAATAATTCATACCTTATATCCTTCGTAATTATAGAAGATGTCATTGTCTTCATTTCTAACATCATCACGATTGAGTGGCTTATACTCAGCAAAGGTAAGAGTTAAATCGATTTCTGTTGGGGAACCATCACGATGTAATACTGTTGATGTGCTATTATATGATGTTGAAACTGTTTTAAGATAAGATAGTTTAATTGGTGTACCAATATTTTTAAAGGTACCACCAACTTCTGATAATAAACGAATCTTAAACATGTTTGGATAATCATATGCAATATTTGGAGCAATCTCGTCTGGATATGAATGGAATCTAAAAAACTTAATAATATTTTTTACTTCAACAGATTCTTCTGGAGACTTTGGAATAAACTTAAATACAAAGTTAAATTCGCGAATTGATGGCCCATTAAACTGTGTACGAATATTTGGATTCATAGTTGCACGCGCAGTAATACTTACTGCAGACTTAAGTCCTTCACCAATTGGCATAGACTGAGATCCACGAACAGCGGCCACTCTCGAAACTGCTCCAGATCCAAATAGATCAAATACAGATTGCGCACCTTCTTTCAATGATTCAAAAACACTGCCAGCAATTGATTGCCCGGCATTCGCACCTGCCATTAAACCAGCGCCAGCTAGTCCAAGAGATGCTGTTGAATAATCAAACCCATCATTTACCTGATAAGCAACTGGTAAGTGCAAATCACACTTTTGTCCTGAAATTTCGTAGATTCTTAATCCATTTACTTTTCCACTTGTTGGTGTTGGTGTTCTTCCAACGCTTCCTTCAGATGCTGTTTCTGACGATGAAAATCTTACCGCAATTTGTGGCGGTAATACCTTAATTGCTTGAAAGCTAATCTTCGATTGATATTGATTATCTTTGTTAATTGGGTACTTGAAGTTACCCGGAGCAATACCAGACGACTTCTTACCAAGCTTATTGGTGTTAGCTCCGCTGTTAGACATGTGTTTTAAACCTGTAATAAATAAAAGAATCTAACAATATTTATACGATAAAAATGGCATATTCTGGACGTTATCAAGTACTAAATCCTAAGAAGTACCAAGGAGATCACACTAACGTGATATATAGATCTCTTTGGGAACGAGACACCTTTAAATGGTGTGATATGAATCCAAAGGTAAAAAAATGGTCATCCGAAGAAATTGTAATACCGTATTATTATGAAGCTGACAAACGCTATCACCGCTATTTCCCAGATCTCAAAATCATCTTGGAAAACCAAACAATCCTCGTCGAAATCAAACCCAATAAAGAAACCAAACCTCCAACCGGAGAAAGACGAACAAAAAAATATATCACCGAAGCGTTAACTTATGTGAAAAACATGAATAAATGGGAAGCGGCCGCTTCGTTTTGTAAAGATAGAAAGTGGGAATTTCAAATTTGGACAGAAGAAACTTTATACTCAATGGGTATTATGACCAAACCTTTGAAAAAAATCCCTGGTAAACTTAAACCACTTAAGCCATATAAAAGGAAGAAACCCAAATGAGAAACTGTTACGTATTTGATGTTGATGGAACTCTTACTCCTAGTAGAGGAATTATTAATAATGCGTTTAAAGAATGGTTGATGGATTTTGCCAAGAATAATAAATGTTATTTGGTAACTGGAAGCGATAAACCTAAAACTGTAGAACAAATAGGTGAAGACTTATATGACTGTTTTGAAACAGCTTATCAATGTAGTGGTAATCAAGTATTTAAAAAAAATGTATGCATACGAGAAAGTAACTGGGCATTGCCAAAAGCAGAAGCAGCGTATAACTGGTTAGACCTACAACTTATTTCAAGTAAATTTTATAAAAAAACTGGAAATCATTTCGAACAAAGAACCGGAATGCTAAATTATAGTATTGTTGGTCGTAAAGCTTCAATCGAAGAACGAGCAATGTATGTTGAATGGGATGAACATAAACTTGAGCGGCAATGGATCTCTGAAAAATTTAATATATTATTTCCAGAGTTAAATGCTACTGTTGCTGGTGAAACAGGATTGGATATCTATCCTGTGGGAAAAGATAAAGCACAAATTATTGACGACTTTGAGCACTCAGATGTATTATGGTTCTTTGGAGATAAAATGGAACCAGGTGGCAATGATCATACATTAAAAAAGGCTATTATGGACAATGATCTCGGATGGGCAATATCGGTAGAAGGTTGGGAAGATACTTGGAATAAATTACAGCTGAATACATATAAATAACATTATGGCACAAGAAAGTTTATTTAAAGAATTAGAATTCGAAGCATTTCGTGCGGGTATTACCCCACGGACTAAAGAATCTATACGCTGGTTTCAAGACAAAGCGAGACAAATGTTTCGTGGAAGAGTCATGAAAAACAGAAACAAAGTATTTGAGGATGAATTATTAAAACCAGTTAGAACACCAAAAACAAATATAAGTGGTCCAGTTGGAAGAATGTATATGTTCTTCTATGATCCAAAGGGAAAGAAAACATTACCATATTACGATGGGTTTCCTTTGATTATAATGATGGGTCCTGCTCCTGGTGGATTCTATGGTATTAACCTACACTATCTTCCACCAGCTGCACGAGCGAAGGTGTTAGATGCTGTACTTGGTTCTGGTGGAAAGGTGCCACAAAGATTCGTTGCTCCAGCTATGAAAAGATATTTGTTTTCACATGTTAAAAGTAGATTTGCTGAAGTAGAAAAACCAGAATGGGAAATTGCTACATTCTTACCGATGGCAGATTGGAATAAAGCTGGATCATCAACAGTATATAGAGATTCTAGGAAGAAAATGAAATGAGTACAATTTCAGAACTAAAAGCTTCAATAACATTCGGCGGTGGTTTAGCTAGACCTAATAATTTTATGGTCCAACTTCCACAACTTGAACAGGGCCGCGGGATTTTAGGAGCAATTGGTGGAGCCTTAGGATCAAGGAACCAAAATATTCTATGTCGCACAGCTTCATTGCCTGGAAAACAAATTCTTACGCATGAACGTCGTGTTGGTATGGAACTCGAAAAGATTGCATATGGATACGCAGTTGATGATGTTACTTTAACATTTATGGAAACTGCTGTATATCCTATTCGAAACTATTTTGATAAATGGCGTGAACTTATTTTAGATGAAGATGGACAAACTGCTGGATATAAAAGTGAATATCAGAAAAGAATTATTATCCATCAATTGGGTTCGCCAATTCCGTTACCTACACAACGAGTACCATTTTTAAATCTAGGACTATCAATGTATTCTGTTGAATTGACGAATGCATTCCCAACAACTATTAATTCAATTGAGTTTAATAATGAACAAGATGGATTTGTAGAGACTTCTGTACAACTATCTTATACTAACTGGAAAAAAATACCCGCGGGTCAACTTTCAGTTTCTTTTAATTTTTAATGGAGTATATACTAAATGGCTTTACCAAAACTAAATAATGCACCAAAATATGAGATGGTAATTCCATCAATCGGTAAAAGCGTGCGTTATAGACCTTTCCTTGTAAAGGAAGAAAAGAACCTAATGATTGCGGCTGAGAGCGGTGATAATAAAATCGTTTTTAAAGCATTGGTTGATACTATTAAGTCATGCGTTGATGATGACTTTGATGCAAATAAACTTACGACATTTGATGTTGAATATATGTTTTTACAATTAAGATCTAAATCTGTTGGTGAATCATCTAAAATTATTTTACCATGCTCAAATTGTGAAGAGCGCAATGATGTATATATCAATTTAGATGAGATTAAAATTGAAATGCCAGAAGTGAATAAGGTAATTACCTTAACAGATGATATTACAATTTCAGTAGACTATCCGGCATTTAGTAAAATATTAGAAACAGATTTAACTGATGGTAGTGCTGACGCAGCTTTTGCTTTAGTAAGAGCCTGCATTAAATCTATTAATACCGAAGAAGAACGTATTGATGTAAAAGATACAAGTGAAGAAGAATTACAAAACTTTTTAGAATCAATGAGCACCGAACAATTCGAGCATATTAAAACTTTTATTGATAGTATTCCAAAACTAGAACATGATGTTAAATTCAACTGTAGCTCATGCAGTCAAGAAAATAATATTCATGTTGAGGGAGTAGCAAATTTTTTATCATAGCTCTATCTCATGAGAGTCTTGAAAATTATTATCAAATGAATTTTAATTTGATAACACATTGGCACTGGGGACTGACTGAGATAGAGGGAATGATACCATGGGAAAGAGAGATCTATATTACTCTCTTAATGAACTACTTAAAGGAAGAAAAACAGAGACAAGAGCAAAATAGGTAATGTCAAATTTAGTACAAGTAGCTGAGCAGCTAAAAGAGAATAATAAGCAAAATATGGAGGGTCACGTCCTAGTTGCGCTTGAACTCGAAAAGCTAAATATAAAATTTAAGTCTTTCTTAGATATGCTTAAAAACCAGCAAATGGATATGCTGGAAATGATGCGCGAAAGGAAAGATGAAACTGCCGCGGCCGGTGCTCCTGCATCAGCTCCAAAGGGAGATATTGGTTATGGAAAAATCATTGCCGGCATCGCTGCTTTGGCTGGTGGGATCTTGGCTGGTATTTCCGATTCCTTAAAAGCATATGCTAAGTTATTTAGACTAGATGATCTTCTCAAAAATATTAGAGGTATGACTTCTAATCTCAAAACAAGAGTAGCTGAAGCTCTTACAGATTTATTTAAACCAATTCGTGCATTCTTTTCTTCAAAAGCCGGAACTCTTGCTTTAATTATTGAAGATCTTAAAGTTAGATCATTTGTTATTTTTGATGATGCTCTTAAATTTATGGATGATTTATTAAAACCAGTAAAAGATTTATTTACAAATCCTGACGGTAGAATTGCTAAATTTTTTAGAATGATTACTGCTCCATTTAGATTCCCATTTGAAGGATTAATTGATGACGCTATCAAGCCGTTTAAATCTATCTTCCAGGGTGGCGAAGATGGTGGATCTTTATTATCCAAAATTATAGCTAAAGTTAGAGCACCATTTGATTTTGTGATGGATGCCGCTGGTAAAGCCGGTGATATGATTAAAACCGCCTTTTCAGTCTTTGATGAAGGCTCAGCTCTTATGAAATCTCTTAGCTCAATTGGTAGAATCATTGGTAGATTATTCTATCCAATTACTNTNATNATGACCGTGTGGGATACAGTTAAAGGTGCTATTAGTGGATTTGAAGATGAAGGTTTCATTGGTGCAATTCAAGGTGCCATTACNGGATTNATCAATGGTGTCATNGGTGCTCCATTAGATCTCCTCAAAGACGTTATGGCTTGGGTACTTAAAAAGTTCGGATTTGACGACACAGCAGATGCATTAAAAGGATTTAGTGTACAAGACTTTATTTCAAGAGCAATTGATTCAATTTTTGATATATTTAAAAATGTTATTAATGGTATTATTGAATTAGCTGCAACAGCTATTGAAAACATTCCATTGGTTGGTGGCGGCATTGGAGATAAGATCCGAAGCTTTAAATTTGATACTAACGTCCAAGAAAGAAAAGCTTTAGATGCTGAAATTGAGCAAGCTCGAGCTGATGACACAAATGCTAGACAATCAGCTGCTCAAGTAAGACGCATGGGTAGTGGTAAAGTAATAGTAGATGGTAAAGAATTAACCGGGGCTGAAAAAGATAATTATCTTAGAGATAAGCAACTTGCAGCTGCTTCAAAATCTCAAGATGCAAGTAGAAGATTAGAAGAATTAAAAGCCGAAAGAGCAGCTTTAGATAGTGGAAAGGGTGGTAATACCATGGTGGTGGCTCCAACAACTAATACTAGTTCTAGTTCGAGCTCTACACCATTGATAAGTACCACCCCTTCAGCTATGGATTATAGTGATCCTATGTTAGCTGGAGCTTAAGACTCATTAGCTAACTTTGCAAAGTACGACATAGTGTCGTCATCATCGTCTGCAACTACTTGTTCAGCCGATGGCATTACTGGTGCTGGTGCTGGTTCATTTACTTGAACCATTTGTTGTACAGTTGGTGCACCACCAGCCATTTCTTCACCTAAGACACGAGACAATTTAGTCTTAAGCTCATCATATGTCTTATAGTTCTTAGGATCAGTAAACTCAGAAAGATTGTGTAGGTTATTATACACTTGCTCGAGTTTAGGTTCATCAGCGCCATATAGTGCTTCAGGAGAACCAAATTCAGACTTATCGTAGTTACGATAACCTTCTACATTACGAATTTTAAGTTTAAAGTCTGCACCTTCCCAAAAATCAAAAGGATTAACAGCTTTTTCATCAGCAAATGATGGTTGCATTAGATCCATAATCTTATCAAAGATTTTCTTACCAAACTTATAAAGGAATACTTTACCTTCATTATCTGGATTTGATGGATCTGATACTACTAATACGTTTGCTACGTAGTGTAGTCGACGCTTTTGGTCTCGTGCTTTGTCTTTATCTGATTCGATACCAGAATTCCAGAGCCGTGAGTTGAGTTCACCAACTGGATCAGGTTGACCAATAGATGTAAGGCTGTTTTCGATATACCAAAGACCGGTTGGTCCTTTGAATCCATGGTCCCAATATC